TGGCTAATAAATCCAGCGAAATAGCCTCCCCCTAATGCAGTGCCAGGGAGAATGTCTACACCATCCGCCAGTCTTATCCCATTCGTGATCTTTTGCGTATCACCATTACCTTCATACAAATCAGTGCTAAACACGTCATCGACGTACAGTCCAGCAGCAGCAGCAACAGAACTTGCTGCTCCAGCGGCTGCGAGTCGTGTAATTCTATCCATAATCAGGCAGTGTAATCTTTGAGCACAGCACCACGATAAGTCGTGCCACCGTCAGATGTGACGAACATGAACAAATGTGTGCGTGAGTCAACCAAGGTAGGAGCAGTCTGGCCAGCGTCTCCGTTCCAATAAACAGAGGAAGGCCATGTAATAGCAGTGCTTGCACCTGTCAAGGCAAGCTCAAGCGTAAATGAACCGACAGTGCCGGATGTCGGTGGATTACTGAAAGTGACTGTAGATGATGTTGAAATCGATTTAGTAAAGTAGTTGCCGGTGCTCAAGTCAATGTCTAGAGCAGCAACGGCCTCGGCAGCCTGTTCGTAAGCGCCGTCAACACTAAGACCAGCGTTAAAGGTTTGCTCAGCCGTAAAAGTTTGAGCAGTGCCAAGTTCCGCATAGCCAGCAATACTCGATACACCAGTAGCAGTCAGCGTCGTAGCTTCCACTGGACCTGTGAAAGTGGCGCCCGTAAGGGCTGCCACTCCAGACAAGTCCAAACGCGCTGCGTCAATAGCAGTGCTGCCACTGTTGACAATCGTGATAACTTCATCCGAAGTCAGATCTTGAGGATTGCCACTGGTAATAGCGCCCTTAACTGTAAGGGCGTCCATATTGGCCAGCTTTGCATTGTCAACTGAATCATCTGCAATGCTGCTGTCACTTAATACAGTGAAGACCAGCGATGTAGTGTCCAGTGTTGGATTGTCAGCAGTCTGAACAAACTGCTTACCGGCATTTGTCGTGCCGCTCAATACAAAAGTAAACGCTCCGGCATCAACTTCACTACTGGCGTTGAAGTCATCCGAACGAGTGAAGACAGGGCTAACACCAGTGTCACCAGACGTTGTCAAGGTGTAGATGCCATTGTCACTGCCAGTGCTCTGGTCTTTCAGCAGTACACGAGTGCCCAGGTCCGTGATGTTAATCCCGTCAATCGATGGCGTGCCCGTTGCCGTCAAAGTGAAGGTCTGAGGGCCTGTCGCGTAAGTGCCGGTCAAAGACGCATCAGTGGCGGCAACTACTGCTTCTTTAACCTGTAAACCTTGAGCAACACTATCGACGTAGGTTTTAGTTGCAGCATCGTCCGAAGACACTGGATTCGCAACATTCGTCAGTCGAACAGCATTGAAATTAACGTTGTTCGATGCTGCATTCAGGACATCATCTGCATTAACGTCAATTGCAATGTCATTAGAAATGGTTGAAACAGCAACCTTGCTGCTACCAGCCCGAACGCCCTTCAACTCACCGCGATACTCGTTGCTTACCAGCGATGCTTGATTGACGACAATACTTTCGCCAACAGTGCCAACGTTCGCCACATACTTCAAGCCGCCCAGGTTCTGCAGGGCATCCTGAGCAGTGTCTGCATCAGTGCCACCTTGGCTAATGGATAGCGCGGTGGTCATGCCACTCAGCGCTGTGATGTCACTGTTAACGCCAGCTTTTGCAGCACCCAAATTGGCTCGTGCTGTGGCGGCGGTGGTTGCTGCCGTTCCACCCTGAGCTAGTGCTAGAGGCGATGCGATGGATAGATCATTGATGCTGATCACAGAAGGATCAACGTCAATAGCAATAGAATTGCCTCCATCATCCAGGCTTACCGTAGCCTTGGTACTGCCTGCTTTAATCGGACGAAACTGCAAGCTTTGCGTGCCATCACCAGCGTCAATGATTGACCCCAGCACGCCATAAGAAGTGCCACTGGCTGATAGATTGACACCAGTAGATACAGCCGTGGTATTGACCGTTAAGTCAACACGGTTGTCGCTTGGATTATCAACGCCGGTCAGCGCAATACTTGCGCCAGGGATGAGATTGAGTTCTTGGCGGGTGCCGACAGTTGTGCCACTGTTGGAAATAATGCTTTTCTGCGTGGTCGAATCAGCGACCACGCTGATCGTTAAAGTATTGCCTGCATCGTCATACGTTGCATCAATCCCAGTGCCTCCAGACACCAAGATGTCAATCATGTCCTGAAGGCTTTCCTTCAGATTGGCATAACTGATTTTCTTTGTGACAGACAGCGACGGGTTGGTCGTGTTGTCGACAATGACGAAAATATCGTCATTGTTAGGAGTGACCAGCGATACAAGGTCAGTGATTAGTTTATTTTGGGCCATGGATTAAGAAGCTCCGCTGACTTTGATCGCCTTGAATACTGGAATTGTAGCGCTGTTGCTGCTTTCTCTCGACCAAAAGAAGGGTCGCAAAGTAGCAAGCGTAGTGCCGCTATAGGTGTGAATCGTCGCGCCATTACGACTCACAGTTACAGCACCAGTGTTGCCATTTCGCTCTAGCTCAAACACATCATCGCTTTCCAAATAAATTGGACCAGTAGAGCCAATGATGTCAATTTCATTACCTACGCCAGAAATCGCAGCAGCACGAGTTTCGGCAAGCATGATCTTGTCGGCTCCCGATGGAATGACGAAGTAAGTGGTGTTGAGCTGTAAAGGATTGGGCACAGTTCCGCTTACGACGATCACTGCATCACCAGCCGTGTAGCCATGAGACACGCTCTCAAAAGTGTTGTCAACACTGCTAGTGCCGCTTGCAGTGCGATTCTTGACCACTGTGGCGATTGACTGGCCAGCAGTAGCCAAATTCACCTTCCCTCCATCGCCATCTTTCTCTGCAACGCTCACGGCAAACACGCCGTAAGAAATGCCGTTGTCCTGAATTTCAGTGGCTGCAGACCACGTAGACACCGTCGAGATGTTGGTGCTAGTGGCTAATCCAATTGCAGTGGTGCCAACTGCATCGCCCGCCACTGCCACGTCAAACTGATCAGGACTGATCTTGAAAGATAGAGTGCCAGTTCGCGGGTCTTGAGAAGGATTTTGCAGAATCTGAGTGCTTAGACAGAATGAATAGGCACGATCTTCTGTCTCAGTGGGAAGCCCACTGGCAGTCAAATTGACGATGGAACTTCCTACTGCCATGCTCAACGCAGTCCGTAATTAAGGAACGCCCGCATTTCAGGCGCAGGACTCAATTCATTATAAGTATTAGTGGTAGATACGTTATAAAGTCGCATCCACTCAGCGTCCTTCTCGCCCAGATCTTGAGTGAGAAGGGAATCAGCCACTCTGCGAGCAGCAAAAACAACAATGCCTTGATCAATTGGACGGGCTCGACCGGCAACAGCGTTGTCAATGACTAAGTCGTAGTAACCAGTTGCATAGAACGGGGCGCTAATGCCATCGCTGCTGTAATCGTTGTACAGCGAGCCACTCCTTGTTTCAGAAAGAGTGAGGGTAGTGTTGCTCGGAGTGCTCAACACGTAGAAAGTGCGAGTGCCAATAACAAAGCGGAAACCAGGCTCAAAAGTATGCTTTCGATCAACTGTGAGAAGCCCACTTCCATCGATGTTGGTAATTTGAATGTTTTCGTTATTAACTGGAAAATCAAACTTACTGTCGTATTCAGTGGTAACAGCTTCTCTAACGAGATCATAAATCTTGGTTAGATCAATCGTCTCCGCCTTATTAGGCGCAACAAAGAACGTACCCAACGCTTTGCCCGATACCACTTTCTTAAGGAGGAAGTTGCCTTCCAACGTGCCCATGTCAGTGAGCGTATAAATGTCTTCAATCGCGATTGGAAGCTCTTCGGGCTCCTCCGTGATGAGTTGAACATTGGGGCTGTTTCCGTCCGGGCCTTCTAAAAGAGCTTCTGCAAGGCCGTATTCACCATCAGCGTCAGCGGGCAGCGTGCCATTGAAATGGCCCGCGTTATCAGCCAAAGAAGAGAACACTGGATCGCGAAGTACAACCAGCTCACTCGCATAGTTACCAAGTAGCTGCAGTTCATTAGGAAGACCTTGCAAGCTGTTAATAATGCCGCCGTCAGCAAAGTCCTTGCTTCTAATCGCAAAGATGGGGAACAAATGGGCGGCTTGAGTGCCGCCCAGTACGGGACCGATGTCACGGCCAGCGCTCAAGTCGGCTCCATGAATCTCAGCCTTCTCGGACTCGCCGCCGTCCACCTGGAGGCTCAGTCCATATTTAATGATGAACTGAGGCTCAACCAGATAGCCCGTGTTCGTAATTTCAATGGTGAATGGTAGAACCGGCGTTCCCAGGCTTGGAGAATCAAGCGTGTCGGGGATGAGCATCTCATGCATCAACACCCAACGACCACGAGGGATGCCCTGGACGGTCTCAGGGACATCCTTTGCTTCATCTACGACAAATGCATAGAAACGTGCGGAAGAGGCGCCATACCAGCCCCACTCCACCAGATACATGCAGTTCTTTTCAAGATCAAGCGTTGCACCACTGCCGCCAGTGCCGTCAATCTTGTCCCCATTGAAAGTGCTGCGCGGAACAATTACTTCCTTGACCAGGCCGTCGCCAGAAGAACGACGATGGACCAGCATGAAATTATCACCGTCCCCATCAGCTTTGATGCGGAAGAAGAATCCATCTTGTGCATCTCCAATGCCCCATGTTTTTTCGCAAGCCGGGAGGTTCGCCTTGCTCATCTGAAGACACACTGAAGCGCGAATTACGCGACCAGTTTGGTATCTAAATCGCTTCCTAGTGGCAATACGAACTCGCTGAAACCCTCCTTCGGCTTTAGCAAGCTCTATCTTGACGGCGCGACGATCTTCGTCATGCCGGATATAGCCAGTGGGGATTGGCGAGTAATTGACGCCAACGTTCTCAAGCTGCGCCCACTTTGCGCTTTCTTCTCCATCCGCACCAAGCTCGTTCAGACCCTGCACCTCAGAGACGTAAATATCGTCCCGATATGCATAGTCGTCAGTGTAATTAAATAGGCTCAGGCTTGGCTCAGCCTTTTGGTTGCCAAGAATATCAGCGCGGTTCTCGCTTTCTTTCTCCTTGTGGATGACAATTGGAAGCGCACCTTCCAACAGCGGAAAGACCAGCGGGATGCCGCTGGCCATAACATCTTGACCAATTGGAAAGCTGCCTGCTTCTTGCAGAACGGTGCCTTCATTGGCACCGCTCGCAACAACAACTTTCTTATGGCCTACTTCATGATCTAGCTGGTGGTAAGTAGCCATCCTTTAATCACCGTTCGCCCCAGGTGATGGAGCCATTCACTGTATTGCCGCTGTCAGCAATGCTTTCAGCAACCAGGGTCAGCACATCCCCTGCGTCCCCACTCTCGTTGGAGATCGGACGAGTGAGGAATTCACGGTTGTAACGGAACACTTCCTGCAGAACGATGTTTTGACCATCGTCATCACCAGCAAAGAACGTAGCGACGGTGTCACCACCAGTCACGCCTGTTGCAGTGGTGTTGTATTCAATGGCAGACAGTTGAGCAGTTGAAGTGAAATTGCTTGTATCAGAGGCAGGATCAACAGAAGCTCCAGCAATAGCCAAGCTTGTCGCGTTTTTGATCAAACTGAACTTTGTCCGATACTCACTGGAAAGGTTGAGCATCAACGGAACAACACGCATGATGTTGGTCTTGCTGTTGCCATCAGCATTGACGATGTTTTCTTTGCATCGAATGGTCAACAGAGGACGGCTGGTTCCAGGATCAATGGAAGCAGCAGCGCCAGGCTGGCTAAAGATGTCGTACTTCGACGCATCACCACCATCGATCTCGGCCTTGGTGCCATAGATCTTCAGATAGACAGCCTGAGCAATGTTTCCATCTTTCGTGACGCGGAACGTCATCGGCAGATTGGGGTTGCCGAGGCTGGGGAACGGAATCCGGTCGCAAGTGTTGAGCTGGTGAATGGTCACCCAGCGAGCTTGCTTTGCAGTTTCGCCGTTGGCGAGATTCTCGTCCTTCGGCACGTAAGCCATCAGGCGTGCAGCAGAACCGCCGTACCAGCCCATCTGAATGCGGAACATTGTCACATTGGACAAGCTCAGCGTGTGGATGCTGCTGCCTTGACCGTCCAACTTGTCACCGTTGAATGCGCTGCGAGGGACAATCTCTTCCATCACGGAAGGATCAGCAGGCAAAGTGCGATAGCGACTGCCGTTGTACAGGCTATTTACGTCGTTGATCGTGAAGTCACTGGAGCCCACGGGAGCACCGTGGTTCTGAGGACTTTCGCCAGAGTTAGTGCGACGGACAAAGAACAGATCGTTGCCCACCACGCGAATGATGTAGCCGTTCTTGTCGTCCCAAATGCCAAATTCGATAGTGGCGTTGGTGTCCTTCAGCATGGACACGCCAAAGCTCACGTCAGTGATGCGACCAGTCTGGTAAGGGAACACCAGGCGGCTCTGCATTTGAGCAGTGGTTGCATTAGTTGCATTGGTGTTGACCAGCAACTGAGCGCCGCTTTCAAGCGGCAGGTGCGTGACTGTTGAATAGTCAGGAGTGCCGGTGTCGTCGGCAGTGGTTTTCCAAGCCTTCGGATCGATGGCGAGGATATTCGTGGAGTCCCAAAGCTGCAAGCTGCTCTGCACCCGAGGGTTGCCGAGCAGATCATCATGCACCTCGCTAGGAGCACTTAAGTTGTCAAGAATAGGAACAGGAGACTGGTCGCTGGCAATAGCAACTGGCAGCGAATTGGCCATTGTGGCCTGACCAGCAGCAATAGGCTCTGAGCGGCCAACTGTTACTACCTGTTTACCTTCTTCAATGTCAGGCATTGTTCCTTAGATCGAGGTGATGCGAGGCTTAACTTGCAGCGTGCCCAGTACAATCGTATCTTCCTTAAGTACGCTGAGCGTACCGCCAGTTGCATCAGAGCTGTAATTGGGAGTGCCGCCACTACCAGGCACAATCTCAAACACTGTGTTTGAAATAATGCTCAACGTATTGGTTGTATAAGTGGTATTGTAGCCGCTAACTGTTGTTCCAGCGACGCGAACAATATCGTTGGAAGTGAGATTATGGTTGCCGCTAGTAGTAAAACGAATTCGATTAGTGCCAAGACCAGCATCAATCACAGTGCCAGAAGAAACAGAAGCAATGCCACTTCCTTCTGAAATGTAATAAAGCTCTTTCAAGTCCCACAAAAACTTGGCAGCGGCGTCGCCGGGGTCAACAGCTTGACGGCCAACGTCATATTCAAGGTTTCGCTCCGCATAGCCGAGGCTAATGTTACGAGCCAAGTCTTCTGTTTGAGAAGAAGTGAGAGCAAGCTTAAGATGGCCGGTGGTACTCAGTTTGGTGATTCCGAAAGAGTCGACGGTAGTAGTAGCTCCAAAGGTCTCCCTGATTTGAGCTACCAACTCAGAACTGGAGAAGTCGCGAGGAGTGCCAATGGGTTTTTGGAAAGCTAGATACAGTTCGTCAAAACTGTCGCCTTCGCGGACTGTTACGTCAATACTTTCCATTAGCCGTCAATCAGTCTGTCGAGATTAGCGATCATTTCTTGACGCAAAGAGGAAGTGCTGCGGCGTGGTTGGCGCAACTCTTCAATGCGGTTAAGAAGATCCTGTTTCTCAATTTTAAGCCTATCAATCTCTGCGTGCAGATTGGAGAAATGCGTACTCAAGCCAATGCTTTCTTCCGCTTGCTTTTTCAATTGCTCATTTTCATTGGAAAGAACTGTGATTTCTTTCCTGGCTTGTCGTATCACTGCCTGAGCATCAGCCGGCATCACTTGCTTCTCCACCACTTCCGTCCGCACTGCGGGAACTTCAGCCTCCATCAGCTTGCGTTGGAGGCCGCTTACTTCAGACTGAAGCGAAGCCAATTTGCCCGCTGATGATGCTGCCCGAGACTCAGCATGAGTCAACTTGAGCATTAGATGAGCCTTTTCCTCTTCTAAAACATGCACTTGCTCTTGAGCCTTTTGAGCCTCTGCTCGCCACATGGCATTGTCAACCGCAGAAGTCCTGCCCTCACGAGAAGAGCGTCTCGCACCTCTCACTTGATCCAGAGAAATCTCTTCAGTATTGGGAACCATCCAGCGCTCGCTATAGCTGATCGGCCCCACATCAAACTTGTCTTTCCATCCAGCGAAAAACACTGTCGTGCCAGTGTTAAACGGCACTTCAATGTCCACTTCGCCGTCCGTAACCTTGAAAGACATCTCCTTAGATGCTCCAATGAACGGCGTGGACGGCTTCAAATAAAGCCGTCCGTTCAATGGACCATCAGCACCATAAAGCTTGCCAATAACACGAGTCATGATCAGACCTCCCGATAGGTGACCATTACGGAATAATCACCACCGGAAGAAACCACTGCATTCAACTTCTCGCCTGCAGCCGTTTCAAACAGGCCAAGTTCATTGGAGATGGTCAGATTGCCAGAAGCAACAATGGGAAAGGCTGGAGTGAGATCAGTTGTTCCACCACTTTGCAACTGCACCGTGCAGCCGCTGATCGCACTGATCACCAGGCTCGTAACGCGAATTGCTTTATCCGTTACTCCACTCACAACATCAGCACTGGCAGTGCCCGAAGCGAAAGCACTTTTCATCGACCGCGTTAGCAGGTCGTGCTGCATGATGTAAGGAGTGCTGGTCGTCCCTTGGCCATCGGCCTGGACATAGGCGGAGTTGCCTGCAGCATCTAGTCCGAAAAGAGACATGAGTTAAATAACGAGAAACAGGTGGCGTTGAGTGTTCACGGTGCGACCATCTGGAAGTGTTGCAACTTTCGCAGAAGAAAAGTCAAACCTTAAAGGAGATGCAACCAGTGTATCGCTCTCTTCGTAGGAAGATTGCCTGCCATCCAAACCGATTGTAGCAACGCGGATTTTATAAGAAGAGGAGATACTGTAATCATCCGTAGGAAGCGGTATATAAGTATCAGTTGTCGTCCCTAAATCAATCGTGCGTTGATCTTCTGTCGTGAACATCTGCACCTTGAACGCTTTAATCGCTGGGTGCCGGTGTGGATCTTGCCAACACAGCAATGGATTTATGACATTCAAAACTGAATATGAGCTGTACAAAGGAGCTTCCCATGTTGCTTCTACTCTTGGCATCAGCTCGTCCTCAGTACAATTGATCCTTTGAAAACTTTAGGAGTGACCTTCACCCCAGAAACGCTTTTCACTGAGGCGTCAAAGAACGTACTTAGGTCAATTGTGTCGTATTTTTCTGCGTTGTAAGCGCTAGCCGTAACAGTAACAGAACCATCTTCACTTTCCATAATTCCAATAACTCGATACTTGCGCGGAGTGGCGCCACCCACTGTTCGCACCAAGAAGAATTCCCCCGCGTCAGGTGCCGAAGAAAACGCGCTGGATACGACAATCTTTGGGGACGCTGCGCTTGAAACTGCTGCTGTTTGAACAGTGCTAATTGGTCTCACTTCTGAGCCAATTACAAGCTCATAGGAAACGCCTCCTGTAAAACTTACTTGAGTGTCAACATTTATTTGAGTGGTAGTAGAACCAGCTTGAACAACACCTGCAGATAAACCAGCAGCCTTCATGTCGTCCTGAATTTCAATAATCTCGCCAGGCATCATCAGGAAACCTTGCGCTGTCACGCGGAACGTCACAGTCTCTTTTTCGGTGAGGTTTGTGACCAAAGCCCACCTACCAATTCGTTGAGCCTGTCCTTGCGAAGTGCAGCCAAATGCTCTCACCTCCAGTTCTCGGTATCCATATAGATCCAGCGCTTGCCTGTCTTCCACATATTCAAGCTTTGTCCTGTATCGATCTTCTGGATCGTTCCAGGACACCAAAGCTACCGTCTTACGGGCCTTGCGGCCCGTTCCTTCGTAAGAGAATGGACCGGCCTGCACGTTTCCGCTGTCGTCAACACTTTGAATGACATTGGAAGCATTAAATTTCTTTACTACATTCCCTGGTCTGTCTTGCGTTGGAACAACCGTTCCATTTGCGTAATAAAGCATGCCTCTAAAGGCTGCCGCAATTGAATTCAACACTTCATATGCTTCGCCTCTGTTGTTGATATAGCCATTGAAAGTGAATCGAGGCTCCTTTCCTCCCCTGCCATCGTCTACTTCCTCATCGCAATACTTTGCAATTTCATACAGTGCAAACTTATCAACTTGATCGGCGTCAATGAACTGACCACAGCCATATCTTTCATTGGTGATTAAGTCATAAAACACCCAAGCCGGATTATTGCAATATCTGGTTTTGAAGGCGCCGTTCCAAGTGCCCACATAATTGCGTGTTCTTGTGTTGTAATTTTCTGGCACTTGAATTAAAAGCCCCTCCAAGTCAACACTGAGTCGTGGAATTTGGTTGAAACCCTCGGAATCAAGAGTCACTCCTACCAGAGCCGTTCCTGGATACTTAAGGCTTTCTTCAAGCCTGCCAACAATTGCCTTAAAGAAGAAATCACTGGCATCTGTTGCGCTTTCAGTGTCATCCGTTTCCCTGGTCACTTTGACTGTCCAGGGGCCAGTTCCGCTTATGGGGTATCTTGTTTCTTTATCAAAAGCCCCTCGTGTCTTTCCTTCGATCAATTCAGTGGCCTGGCCGCCTGTTAAAACTGAAACGCCGTTGTCGTCAGTAATGAAAACCCTATATTTAACTTTGCTTCCAGAAATATCACCATTATCATCATCCACTTTATACAACGCTCCAACACCCACGCGAACGATAATTTCATCGAGATTTGTTGTTGACGTGGTAACTGATACACCTCCCCCTCTCTTTGTAACCTTCACGCCAACTGTTTGCTCAATCAGAACATCATCAAATCCTTTCAAGGGATCCTGACCAATCGTCCCATTTGTCGAGACAATCTGCACGTTCCCGTCAAAATTAGTAACTCCATTCTCTTCTTCAATTGGAGTGTCGTTTAAATAGACACTTCTCTTGTCGTTTTCAGCGAAACCGTTGATTTCTCCTTCGCACATCGCCACCAAGATGTTGGCAGTGGCTTTACTAAATAAATCATCATCTTCTTCTTTTGGTTTGCGATTGCCGCCGCCTTTTCCGCCGCCGCCACTACCTGACAGCTCCAAAGTCTTCTTGTCGTCGTCGAAATCAGGCATGATCAAGCTTTCAGTTGTTCAGTGCTAATTGCAGAAGAAACGACCAGAGGAGCTTGACACAAAAAGCGTCCATACAACAATGGAACGGGATAGCCCTGTGTTGTAAGCTCAGCAGCCCTGTCAAACATAAAATTGTCCCTCTTCTTGCTGTCGCCAGAAGGCGGCTCTACTGAGGGTGCAATCAAAGAAGCGATGCCTCCCAAAATCAAGCTTGCACCCAAACCAAACATCAAAGAGCCCATGGTCGTAAATGCCATGGTGCCGCCCAAAATGCCTTGACCAGCCGCCACAGTAGTGAATGCGCCAATACCAGGGATAAACATCATGCCAATCAAAGCCGCTCCTAGCAAAATCCTTCCGGCACCACCTCCAGACCCCGCAATAATTGGAGCAATAATCAAACGATCACAACTCATCAACACTTCCTCATAATCCATTCCTTCAGGATCATCGGAAACAAGCTTGAAACCCATCGCTTTCTCGTGGGCTGTATAAAGATATTCCTTAAACCCCTCCACTTGATGAGACAGGGCGCTGATCACTTCCTTTGCGTTCTTCACATAGAACACATAGCTACGCCCAAATCGCCTTCCCAATTCTCCCAGCAGCTTCACTTCAACTCGCCTTTCAGTAGTCGTCACAGCAAGCTCTCGTGTCGTAAAACTTTTGTGGTGTACTTAGACCAAGACTGGCCCCAAACAGTCCGTTCAGACTGCCTGTCCATTAGATGATGATAGAAGCAATTTTGCTCTGCCAAGAACACGCCAGCATGATTTGGCGATGGAGCAACAATGTTCATAAGCAAGAAGTCTCCAGTCTTACTTGGTTTGTCAATCTCCACAAAACCTTGCGCGGCGTAATTGTCTACGAACATTGTCCAGCTCGTACTCTCCCACTCTCCTTCTTCTCCACGTTCAAAGTCGTCAAGCTCAATCTTTAGTTCACGCTTGTAAAAGTCGCGCATCAGACTGTAACAGTCGTGAATGCCATATGCCCAATCGCGCCCTATATAGGGCGCTTCTCCCGTGGGATCTGCATAACGAAAATTGCCGGTCTTGTTCGTAAATAAAAGCCAAGGTAAATTACTGTGCTTGCAAACATTCACGTCATGCAGCGAAAACTTTTCATTGCCATTGATATGCGAGTGATACACGCATTGGATTTTCCCTAATGCATCCACTCGCGCATAGTCTTCCGCTGTAATCACAAATTCAATGTCTGGATTATCCGCTCTGTTTTCGCAAGGAAATATCTCGTCATTGATGATGAAGCCACACGCTTCCTCATCTCCCCTCATCAAGCAATCGTGAGCGACAGCTTTTTTAAGCTTTTCATCAATCATCTCGACAAGTTTGCTCCAGGAAATCCGCCAAAAGGAAGATCGTCTCCTTCAAAACGAAGCTTGCAGCTTGACAATTGCTTTCCGCAAATGTCCCTGCTGTACAAGGAACTGTTTGCGTCGAGAGCGGCTGCTGCCGCTTGTGCTGCATCCCTTGCTGCAATAAATGCTGCTGACTTGGCGTCTTTCACTATTTGCGCTGCGTCGAATTCAGCAGTAGCTGTCGCACAAGCAGAAGCATCAAGGCGATCCACTTGATAAACAGGGTGAATCTCTGTAGTGGTTTGTGCCCCTAAACGGTATTCTCCATTAGTGGTGAGCGTCACTTCTTGCCCCTCCCAGATAGCGAAAAATTCAAATCCGTAACTACTTTGCTCATTTGGATTTAAAGCAAATGTCGCACTAGCCTTACTACTCACGTCTACTTTTTCATCGAGCTGGGTGTAAAGCCCTGGAAGATATTCTTCCCACTTCTGCACAGCATAAAGTGGCCCTGTACCGTAATTGTCGTAAGGCGTGGTCATTCTTTTGCTGTCTTGTCTGTAGCCAGTACCGTCTTGACTTGTAACGATATTGCCTTCCCAGACAATCATGATAGTTTCATTACCTTCTGTTCCGTTGGTGTAATTAGGAATAGCAAAATACATCTTGTCCCTATTGCTCTCCACAAAACCACCCTGCGTTTCAACAGAAGCTGCATCTACTGAACAAGCGTTGTCTTTTGCTGCTGTCTTAACTGCCAAGTCGGCCTTTGCTTCATTCAATTCTTTTAATGCTTTCCGGCGAACCTTGCGTGCAGCGTTATAAGCATCATCAGCAGCATCATATGTATCCTCAAGATCTCTATTAAAAGCGTCAGCCACGGGAGGCCCGCTATACCCACACTCTGCGCCCCTGTATTTCCAAACACAATAATTTTGCGTAATAACCCTCTTTGGAAGCTGTAAGCCTTCTAAGTCGAGAGGACTGGCAAGCTGGAACGTGATAGACACGTTATCTTCACGAATCTTCCTCTCGATATAGAAAATATCACTGGGAAAGTAACTGTTGAGGTTTTCAGAAGACTGACCAACTAAATGCTTGAATAACGTTCTTCTGCGCACAATCCTTGCGCCAATCAAGTCATCTAAATCTTCAACCAGCTCAGACCATGCTCCAAAGATGTTGGATACTGTTAGTTCTGGAGTGGGGATTTGCCCTTTCGTCGTGCGTTCAAAATTAGTTGCAGCAATGGGAAGAGGTTCATATGTGACGGTAGACGTGCTGCTTACATCGTCATTAACTCGCCACGCAATCTTGCTGCCATCCGGCAACACTTGATTAGTGAAGTAGTAGCGCTCTTGGCTTGCAGTGTCTACAGCCTCAAGATCCCTTAGATCAAGCTCAAAGAGTTCTACAACGCCGTCGTAATAACCAAGTTTTACATCATCTTCAAGGGCCATTAGTGATCAGCTCCGAGAATCGTAAATACGTCGCACCGTAAAAGAAATCCTATTGCTATCTGGGCCAAGACTCTCCCACGTCCATTCGTTTGGCTCTAGTCGATATTTATAAAGATCGTCATCTAAAGGAAACTGTGCATAAAAGAAATCGCCACTCAAATCATTGAAGAAGTCGTCATAAGACGTAGCCTCTGCGTCGGTAATCGGCTTTGTCTTTAATGAATAGGTGCGCATGTCCGACTGAATACCGTCAGGCGTCACTTGCTCATACCCATTGCCCAGCACAAAGCGGCGAACACGCCGCATGCGACGCACTGCAGTGCCATATTCAAAAATATCTTTGGAATCGGTGCCAGTCGCACTAAATAATGTTGGCTGTGGCATCTACCTATCTCCGAGAGGCGATCATGCCGCCAGGGCGCATTTCCCGCATGATAACGTCTTTAACTGCACCCTCAATGCCTTTCGCCAGTTGATTTCCTTGTGCTCCTTTGGTTGTGGAATCAGAGCTGCCATCGTTATTGATGTTGACCACAACGCTGCTATTAACACCGCCGCCGGCTCCTTTGCCCATTTCCACGGGAATCTTCTTGCCATCAGGCAGAGGAACCACTGCTTCGTTGTAACGACCTTCGCCAACAAGACCAAGCGTGGGGCCTTTGACAATGCCACCATTAGCAAATGGAGTGAAGCCGCCCTGCCACACGGCGCCATTGGCTGCTGTTTGACCAATGATTCTCGCTAGAGGGCTGCCACCGCCTGAAGTTGCCCCAGCCCCTGGCATCAAGGCGTTCATAAATTGCATCATTGCCCACTTAGCCAGCATCTGAGCAACCATGTCCGCAAACATCTTGGAGATATTGCTGAACAGATTGCCCATGGCATCCCTAAAGGAAGACGCTCCCGTGATAATGCTGCTAAATGCTCCGCTCAAATGCCCCTCAATCCCTGAAGCGGCTTGTACTGCCATGCCCTCAACATCTTTCAAATCATCTCTGGCGCTGTTGACGTAATCCCTAATGCTGCCAGCAGGAGCGAATCCTTCCTTCTCCTTCCCTTGGAACCGATCAAAAGCTGCGATTTGCTCTTCAGTTGGACTCAACTTCAAGAACTCTCTGCGAGCCTCGACTTGACCTTGTAAGAACTGCTCCGTTTCAGCCTCTCTTGCTGACATTTCGCCGGAAGCAACTTTCGCCTCCAGAAGAGTGTTTTTAATTTGCTTGCGACGTTCTGCATCCTCAACAAGACCCCTTCCAAGCTCCTTACTTCTTTCAATAGCAAATGTCGCCTCGTCAATAGCAAGCCGATTTGCAGCCTGCTCCAAAGCCACCTTCCTTTCAGTGGTGAGCATGTCACGCTCATTGATATTTGCCACATCCAAGGCGTACTGAGCACGCATGAGCGTCAGCTCATTGCCAGTGTTGTCCTGACGAGCAATAGCCAGCTTGATGCGCATCACTTCACGCTCAGCCGCTGCCACACTCATGGCCATGTCCTTGCGCTTATTGCCAGCAGCACCACCGCCAGTGGTCTTCGGCACTGGAGTGGTGCTCAGGCCGGCGCCTTTGTCGCCGAATGTATAGCCCTTGCCGCCCTTGACGGATCCCGTGGTGCGATCAACGGTCTGCTGAGTCTTATCCGCCTCTGCTCCTTCTGCCGTAGTAATCAATCCTGCCTGCCTGGTCTCCAGTCGCTTAAGGGCAAGCTCCTTAGCTTTCTTGTCACGACCTCCTGAAGCCTGCTCTGCAGCAAGCTTTGCCTGCGCAATCTGCGGCTCCATTGCAGCAGCTTGTGCTCGATATTCAGCGCCGCTCTTGAGGCCGAGAAGCTCGCGCATCATGTCGATTACAGGAGCTATATATCCTGCAATCTTGACCATCAAGTCGGCGTAAAATCTGCCGAAGTCGGTAAGGCGACGGATGACAATTTGAAGATCACGAACAAACGTATCAATGCCTTCTTTGTTGTTCTTAACAAAGTCACTCAGGCCGCCCATCATGTCGGCAAACACCTGCTGGACTTCCGAGCCCAATGGTCCAAATGCTTCGCCTACATCACGATTGAGCTGGTCCATCGCGATGGCAGCACGACGACCTGCGTATTCCGGCGCAGTCGCCATCTTGTCAGCGAACTCTTCGTAATCCTCAAAGTTCTGCTTCGCAAATTTGACAAATTGCTCGACGCCAACTTCACCCTTCTGCAACGCCTTCTGCAGTTGCTCCATGCTCATCTTGTTCGCCTTAGCGAACTTGACCACGGCACCTGGGAAACGCTCGCCGAGCTGGCCTCTCAGCTCTTCGGCCTGCACAGTGCCCTTGGAGAAGATTTGAACGACAGCCCGCATTGCGCCGTCAATATCTTCCATTGACCCGCCAGTCGCAGCAACTGCCAGGGCCGTACCTTCCAGAATCTCCTGCGTATCCTTCGCAGACATTCCGAACTGCTTAGTGTTAACGCGAAGCTGAGCAAAATGCTTATAAGTCTTCTCAAGCGGCATCAACAATCGCTTGCTGCTTTCCTCGACAAGCGCATTGGAGGCAGCAAAATCAGCAGCATCAACAGAAGCCATGGCCAAGCCACGCTTCATCCGCTCAACAGCGTTATAAGCCTCGACAGACTTTGCGGCCATAGCACCAAGCTGGTCCACGGAGCTGCCAATTGCGCCGCCAATAACCATCCCGGGAGTCCCGCCAAGCAGTCCGCCAATAGCAGTGCCGGTGATTCCTCCAGCACCGCCGCCTGCGAGCGCTGCAATGCCTGCCCCCGCAGCTCCTCTAGTCAGCGCCCTTCCAGCACCTTTGGCCATGCCCATGGCTCTTCCAGTGCGAGGAATGCGCTTCTTCTCCATGCGCGCCATTGCCTCTTCAGACTGACGCAAATTCCGTTGGAGACGCTTCCAAGCTTCCGTATCAGGCTTGATACGAGCCGCCTTATCTTTCAGCGTATCAATCTTGATTTCCAGTGCTCGCATTGAGCCTGGATCAATCAAAGGCCCGCTACGACGAGCACCTACAAAAGCTCTGTTCGCAGGGCTTCCGGCTTGTCCAACTGTCCCGCGAATAGGACTTGCTACATCAGGAATGGCGCCCTTGGCGCCCATTCCCATGCGGAAATTAGCAATCGCCCGCTGTTGTGCTTCTCCAGCCTTTTTATAAGCACGCGCAAGACCCTCGACGCTTTTCTGCGTCTCGTACATCTCACGACGCTGGTTTTTAACAGCGTTCGTGACTGATTTAAGGTCTTTCTCAAAGCTATACAGCTTCTCGCCAGCCTTGATAAAGTCTTTTGTTCCTTCTTCTGCGTCGTGAAACCTTTTCCGCAGCTCAGCTACTTCTTTCTTGAGCTGCGCAATAGTCTTACCGGCATTTCCGGTAACTTCAAACTTAATCCGCATTCCTGCATCAGCCATTCCTTACCTCAACTCCTTGGCTAACAGGGCGGATAGAACAGATTCAAGTTCTCTAATCGTAGCTTCAGTCCATGGGCGAGCAGGTACACTCTTGCCTCTCTGGCCGTTGCGAGATTTAGGTGTGTAGCCGTCATGCACATAGGCGGCATACACTTCTCCTCGACCACCAGTCCATTCAAAGACTGTGTAGTTAATCCCGTTTTCACGACGCTGGCTTTTCTTTAAGTTGCCAAGGTCAACGAGATCACGCGCCTCACCCGGCGAAATGATTTGACCATTTCGCCTTATCGTCAATGTGTCCAAATTCCACATTTGACGGTCGAACTGTTCCTGAAAATCGTTTTCGGCCCAGTCCATAGCTTGCTTAAACACCCGTGCCGGCATTTCTTCAAGCTCTATAAGTTTGCGCGTTAAATTGTCCTGGATTGGCACGGCAGCAAGACAATTTGTTGCTTTTAATCTAGCAACAATGGCAGCATTCTAACTCTTAAGTTCTGCTGCTAACAATGCAACAACCGTTGGAGGAAGTTTCTGAGTGCGTAATGCCCAGCGAACCACCTCTTCCGTTTCCGATGTAATCGACGTGGCAGGACGTGGTGTTTCAAACGGTAGAAAGTCTGCAATCTTCGCCTTATTGCTGGCCCCACCTCCCAGCGCACTTAGTACAACCATGCCAAGCTTTGCAGTGGCGACGCTATGGGAGTTGATGATTTGCTGCTGTTCTTGATCTGCTGTTTTGATCAACTTTTTCAACAGCACAATCGGCACCTTCCCAAACCGCTCCGCATGAAACATCGGATCGGACAATGAGAGGGTGGCTACGCGGCAATAAACTTGATACCAGTCTGTGACGCTGTTGATTGCGTCGTCACAGGTGGCTTGCAGCCGCTCTAGGAAGCTTTCTTTGGGGCCTCAGCATCTTCCTCCACCGGCTCCAGAGGCTCGTCTTCAGAAGACATAAACTCCTCAATTAAAGCAAGCATCGCTTTGGGAAGCATGCGCGTGTCTTCATCGCTCCATTCATCAGTGGGCTCCCATTTCTTGTCCACCTTCACCTGACCGCGATTGCGGAAGAACAGTGTCACCAGCTCCTCAAACTGCTCTCTTCCAGAAGGCATCAACGCCATTAGCTCGTCAATCTCAGTTGCATACTGCTCAAAGATTTCGGAACGAGTTTCATTGGCGTGTTGGAGCACGTCAAAGGCTTCCTCTTCGGAAATGTCTTGCTCTTTCGCGATTTTCCGTGCCAAATCCACCGCTTTTAAGCTGAACGATGCTCGTTGACGAGCTTGTTCTTCTTTGGTCCAACCTTCCTCTGCAAGCCAGCTTCCAAACTTGCGCAAGCGCAGTTTGTCGCCGATCATCATGTAATCGGCCTTGCCGAGGAGGAAAAACTCCGAATACTTACTCATCTTGCCTAATTAGAGCAGAGAAAGTCTAGCATTGGGCATTCGTGCGGAAGTAGTGGCGTCCACTACTTTCGACGGCAAACATGCAACCAACTGCTGTTTATTCAGAGTGAATGTTACTTCAGGCTTGCATCCTGGAAGAAAGCAAGCAAGGCCAGCCTTCAGAAATGGGCGATCAGTCTTTGCATTGAACAGCCAAACCTTCTCGCAGTCGCTAATCAGCAGCTTCATCCAACGTAGAAAATGTCGGCATCAGGAATGAGCACTCGACATTGTCCGTATACAGTATCGCTTTCAGCTCTAAAGATGTATTCAGCATCAGGGAAGCGCTTCTTAAGCTTCTGGATGCCCTCTCTGAGGCTCGTAGAGGCCGGTTGATAGTCAGTCATGATCACCGTCCAGATCTGTCGGTCAAGCCCCGTACCGACGCATGCACGAGGGTTTGGCGTGGGGAATTCTTGGATGACGATTTCCAGCCCCTGCACTTTCCAATCCTTGGGCACGCCATATTGGCCGTCCACATAAAACGCTGGGAGCGTAGTGTTGTTTGGAAGCGTATAAGTGCCGACCACGCTGGTCAAAACAGCTTCTACTTCCTCTCGCAGTTGCTTGACGTTCATAACAATAAAATAGCCCCCTTGCGGGGGCTAAAACGAAACAACGATGTATTCGTCGATCAGGAGTTAGGGTCGGTCGGGATCTTAGAAGTGCCGGAGATCGTGATAGCGCCAGCACCAACAGTGCCACGGCTCATCAGATCAAAAGTCACTTCAACAAGGTTGTCAGCCGGATAGCTCTCGCTGTAGTTCATCACACGAGCGGAGAACATGGTGGCGTCATAATTGAAGCTACCACCGATCAGCTTGTACACCTCAACGAACACTTCAGCATCCTTGTCATTACGAGAAAGCAGAATGGTGTTCAAAGCTTCGTCAACACCAGCCGCTTGAACATCGGTGCCGTCGAGGTCTTTTTGGAAATAGGTGGTGATGGAAGCTTGAGCGCGAGTGGTGGTCACCACGCTGTCAGCAAAACCACCATTGCCCAGCAGGTAGTATTCCTGCTCAGCGTCGTTGATAGCAACGGAAGCGTTGGTTACACCCGCCAGATAATGCATGGTGGGAGCACCAGAAACCGTCACGCCAGTGGAAGTGGTGGTGATGGTCGGACGAGATGCGCCGGACACAGCACCGACATAAACGATGGTGTCCTGACTCTTAATAATCTGAGTGGGATGTTGAATGGCCATTGAAACAATGCGAAGGAGCGTGGATTAACGGTTCAGAACACTTCCTGATCCCACAACTCTAAAGTAGCCGTGAATCGGAGTGCCCAAGAATTGCCGATAATGATCAGTCATCTCGGTTGTAGGGAGTAGCTCAAAACGCCCCTCCTGATTTTCAATTGTTGCTTCTGCAACACTGCCAGGAGGCACTCCCGAAAATGCAAGTGGACTGACGAGGCGCCCCTTCATGTAAATGGCACTCTCGTCAACACCAATCCGCTGATCGTACTGAGGATCCCTGCTTTGCTTCAATGTGGCGTAATACGTCGCATCTTGATCGATTTGAACGTAATTGCCAGTTGTTGAATCAACCGCATATCCGCTGGCCGTTGCAAACGCCAGCGTTGCATTAGCAATAGGCGGAATGGGGTTGGTCATCAAACAACAAAGCCAATCATTGAAGCGTTAGAGGCCGTTTCAGAGAGACGCTTGAACTCTTGCCCATACAATGTGGCGTCGAGTCCTTCGCCATAAACCTTGCCTTCCGTTGCCCCAATTTGAATGCCCATTTGTGTGAGCTGAATTGCGACAATATGGGCGGCAAGAAAGCGTACCGCCCGGTCAGCTTGGTCGCCAAAGATGTCCGAAGACACATCGGCAGAGGCACTCTCGATGGCCCCATTAACAATCCCCGAAGGATGGGGACTGAATTCAGGGAACCGCTCCAGAAATCCCGAATAAGTGACGGTCATGCTTTACCAGTCTTGATAGCTTCAAGGCGGCGAGAAATCGCATTACGAACTCTCACTCGACCCTCAATTTTCTTCCAGTCAGTGAGCTTCTCCTCATCGTGAAGAAGTTCAATTGCCTGGATAGCTTGGCTCAATGGGAGTTGAGACAGGCTTTCGATGTTCTGAGGAATGGTCTCTACTTCTACACGCTCCTTCATTTCTTCCAGAGCGCCAATTGTTAGTAGAGCTTTAACCGTTGGATTTTGCTTTGCAAGATCCCACTGATCGTCAGGAATCTCCTGGTTAAGACCGGGAGTAAGACTAATCAGCCCCTTATCGGTGATAACTCCGAAGCCAGCTTCACGAGGCGGGTTCTCAAGTTCAGGGCGGTAAGCAACAAGCATTTGCAGACATAAATCAGCAAGCCAAGCTTAACCGCCCCGTTCTTAATCAGCAGACCTCAAGGAGCCTGCACGTACTTCACAGACTTCGGATAGTACAGAGCGACACCACCCACGCGAGCGTGAGCAGGAACGATGAACTCAAGTCCACGCTGTTGAGGCGGGAACAGTTCCAAAGGTTGAGGAATGTGCAGTTGAACCTTTCCGGGGTCACGCTTGTAAACCACCAGACGGTTCTTAGCCAGGCTGCTGTTAGCAGCAGCAAGCTGGTTGATGGGCTCCACGTTGCGGACGAAAGGATTGGTCCGCAGGAAATACTCAAGAACAGTCACATCGGAGCTGTCAGAGTTACGGGTGGTGGAGACGATGTTGTAATCCTCATAAGACATGAGGATGGTGTCAGGCTGCTCCTTCATGTTGGAGCCACTGATGATTGCGCTGACGCCCTGGTTCAGGATCTCCAGCATTTCCTGGGCAGTGATACCAACAGTGGAGAACCACTTGTTGGCGCTGATAACGTCAACAGTTGCATTGTTGAAGAAACCAGCCAGGTTCACAGAGCCTTCGCCGAACATGGCAACACTCTCGACCTTCTCCTCATAGGCACGACGCACTGCAGTGGCGCGACGTTGCTCAAGAGACAGATTGGCCATCTGAGCTGCACGCAGCTCTTGCACGGTGTAACCAAAGGAACCACCGAAGGAGCGGATGTTGATGCTCTTCTCGGTTTGGCTCACGTCAGCCCGTGGCAGATCATCAGCAGCATCAGAGATGAGCTTGAAGTCACCAGTTGCATCCATGATGCGGTAGGTGAAAGTCTGCGAACCAGGACCAGCCTCAGCAGTTACAGGCAGGATGGTGGGGTATTTGATGTCGGCATATTCGACTTCAAAAACCTGGGGACGGATGTACTCAAGCTGGCGATCAAGGAAGAGGCCAGCATCATCAAGACGAAATTCGCTCATTAGGGCCTCCTATCAGACGTCAGCGGTGAGAGTGAAGTCAGGGCCATTCAGCTCTAGCAGGGCAATGCCAGCAGCAGAAGTTTTGGACACCCAACGTGCGCCAGACAAAACAGCAGTCTTGTTAGCAGCAGCAGTAGCGGCGAAGCGACCAGCAAAAGAGCCAGAAGTAACACCAGTGTCAGCGTCGTGATAAACGCGAACAGCGTCGGTCAGATCGACAGCTTCGACGCAGTAAACAGCCACAACACCCTTAGAAAGAATGTTCATGACTTGCTCGTCCTTGACACCAGGACGGGTGTTGGCATCGAGAGCGGTCTCATCCACATAGGTGAGAGCGTTCACGCCAACGACAGTGTCAGTGGTAGTAGCAATGGTCTTGGCAGAGTTGCCAACAGTGCCAGCAGTGTTAACAACAGCCAGACCGCCGAAAGCTTCGACAGCGCCGGTCTCGTTGACAAAGGTGGACACGCTGTTGTCAGCAATGTCAGCAAACTGGCCTTCTAGAGCAGCGGTCAGTTCCAGCGCATAGCTGGACTGGACGCCACCTGCAGCACCAGGAGTGGGAGTGAAAGTTACGGCCATGGATTACTTAGCCTCCTTGGAGATGGACAGGGGGGATTTCCAGGCGTTCTGCAGCTTCTCGATATACGAAGAAGGAGCAGAAGCAGGAGATGCGATAGCAGCCACAGCTTCACGAAGCTCCTCAGTGGAGTCGCTGCGCTTGGCGGATTCGGAGATGGAATCGAAAAGAGCCTGAACGTAATCGTCAGAACGCTCGTCCAGTTCGATGGAATCAGCGCGATCAGCTTTGATGGCGTCAACCATCACTTCACGATCAGATTTGCCGGTGAATTCGTAATCGGCATCCAGTGCAATACGAGCTTTCTCAACCAGCGCAACGCGAGCAGCCACAAGGCCGTCCACATCAACACGCTTAGCTTCTTCCAGCTCAGCTTTAAGAGAGTCAACTTGCTCGGTCAGAGCGTCAGCACGGCCTTCCAGAGAATCTTCTTTCTCCTTCATGCCACCTTCCATGTCAGCCATTTTGGCCTTCATGTCTTCAGCTTCTTTCATCAAGCCGTCGTACTTCTTCTTCATGTCCTCATAGGACATCTTGGCGTCTTCGCGTTCTTTGGTGATCGCCAGAGCAACGCTCTCGCTCACCTCAAACTCGGCGCCGTCAAAGACGACTTTGGCGGTCATAATTTGAGTTTCCGTGATAGGGAAAAGAGTAGGGTCAACGCCATCCTGGCGATCCAAGTGCAGTTTCACATGAGGGCCTCCACGACCCCGACGGACGATAGCAACGTGATTTCCAGAAATTTCTTTCTGAATACCGTCGTAATGCTCGCCGCCATCAGTGACACCTGGCGTTGGATCGTAAGAAACGCGATAACCAGCGCTCACCTCGCGAACATCACCGCGCATCACCTTGTCGATAACTTCTTGGTCCGTAATGGTCATAACTGCACGGACAAATCCGTCGTCATAAACCACTTCAGTGCCAGTAAAACCAACAGAGTGATTCTTAGTGTTCTCACTATCCAAAAGGACAGGAGGATGCTCCATGGTGATAGCTTTGCCTGCAAATGAGGCAAGGCTTTCAGGAGACGCCACTTCCGACTCAGGGCGGAATTCCTTCCGCACTGAACCGTCAGCATCTGAATAGAGCTGAATGCCAGTACGAGCTATTGAAGCCCACACGCGAAGATAACCTTCGGGCGTGGTTTCATACTTCTCGATAGGAGAAAAGTCGTATCTGCAGGATGTGGTTCCCATACATACACTTTAGAAGTGTCTCTTACATCCTATATTGTATTTGATGCTATTCTGCATAACATTGCGTGACAGCACACAGAATCAAGCCGCCAAGAGTGTCATACGACTCAGCGAAGAAATTGATAGGAAAAAGAATTAAAGAAGCTCGCGAAAACTGCGGACTGTCTCAACGAGATCTCGCCAAAACTCTCTTTTGCGATCAAGCAACCATCTCACGCATTGAACGAGGAGTGATTTCTCCGGACGTTGCGCAAATACGAGTGATGAGTGGACTGTTTGAACTCAGCGTCCTCTGGCTCATGGGCTACCCCAGTTTTGTCGTTCACGCCACTAGCGGACGACGTTAGTCGTCGTCCTCATCGTCCTCGTCGCGAATGGAAGAAAGGGCATCTTCAATGCCTTCCATCACATAAGCCTTTGCCATCGCAACAGCCTCAAACGTGAGGAACTTACATGGCTCAAACATTTCGTCCGGCTTCTCGTAGTGACTCAGCACATACTCGTGCGTCTCTTCCAGACGCCCGTTCTTAAACACATGCTTATGCACGTATTGCCACTGAGAAGTGTTTCGATGGGCGTTCCGAGAAAGAATCTGACACGCCTCAAGAACGCTAATGCCTTCCTCTTCACGCACAATCTGAACCCCGTCCATCATTGAGTCTTGCGGTTTTCAAGCATTTTAAGAGTGCGTTTTGCCCATGCACGCCCTGAATCTCCTCCCCAGAGCAGCCAAGAGATGTAGCCAGCGTCATCTTCGCCACCACTCTTGTTCTTTTCATGCCTTGAAAAGAACGCCACCATGCGACGCAATGTCTCTTCACTCACCTTCTTTCCATTGGCAAGATTACTGGCGCGAACCACGCCACTACCAACTCCTTGCTCCCCAGCCTCCTTGCTCGTAAGACCGCCTTTCTTGTGCTTCTTTCGCAGCTCAAGGCCACGACGAGCAGCAGCCTGCACTGCATTAGGAGGGGCGAAGCCTTCAGCGTCGCCCCTCAGTTCTTTTTTTTCTTGCGACGATCTTCAGACAGCTTTTTCAGATAGCCACGGCAACGCGTTTCGCCAGGCCCCATCATTTCGTCTAAATAGCCGGCGATGTAATCATCGCTCTTGCCTTCAGAGGAAGCCCCCGCCTCACTCATGGCAATAGCCATAGCTTGACGAGGGTCTTTAACGATTTCACCAGAACTGCTCTTAAGGGTGCCGGCTTCAAATTCGCCCATAACCTTGCGAATTTTCTTCTGACGAGCAGTCATGACATAACAAAAACCTTACTTCATAAAGTTTAAGTTAGGCCGGTTCGACTAGGAGACAATCAAACGATTTAGATGCCCAGAACAATCCGAGGTTGTTTGCAGTTTCCTCGTATAACACTCTGAAACCCTGCTCCTTTAGAAACTCAGCCAGCTTCTCCATCGAAAGACGCCCTTTGAAATCTTCAAGGAACTCCGGCGTCTGCTCCTCAAAGAGGAATGTCCCCATTCCAGAAGTGCCCACACCATTGTGAAACTCACCGAAGATTGTCTCAATTTGGTCCAACTTAGTACATGTGTACAAAGCAGGGAATTCAGCGCCTTCAGCGTCAATCTTGATCACATTGGGTGACCAAGTTTCAATCGCTTGATCCAAAGAGATGGATGGCACCACCTCGCCCAAACCAGTCACGCTGCAACCCCCGCCAGAGTTGACGGGATTGTCACTGGCTTCAAAGCGCACTTCAACTTCCTTGTCGCTTCGCGTGACGGCCAAATTGGCCGCTTCGGCGTTGCCGAAGCTTGACACGTTATGAACAAGCAAGTCGTAGTTTTCCTCGTTGGGTTCAAAAGAAACAACAAAATCAGCGTTATGGCGCATCGCCTTGATCGCAAACGATCCGATATGCCCGCCAATGTCGAGAATTCGCTTGCCTTTTAAATCAGCAATCTCATATTCGTTTTGATTGACGACATGCTCAAAGATTGAAGCGTCGTAAGTGCTGGGACGGAGTTTGATTTGAGTCATGATCAGGCTTCCTTGATTTTGCGCTTGCGGCCGTACTTGATCGGCGCAGTCAGAGTGCGACTGATCACCTTCAAAAAGGCATCACCAATCACTTCCCAGGTGTAATGATCCTGATGCACTGCTTCGTGACACCAGTCAGCCACCTTCTTTAAATCATCCCGGTTCTCGTAATAGTGCTTCAGGATGTCCGCCATACCAGACGGCGAAGGCTGGCCGCGATCCAAGCCATAATTCCGATCCACTTCCCAGCTCTCCACGGGAATGCGAGGAATGCCATAGAAGATTTCTTTCAATGACGTGTGGTCGGGCACAATTTGAGCTGTGCCCGTAGCAGCATGCTCAAAGTTAACCAAGCCCCAACCCTCGCCAATGCAAGTGTTCACGCCCACGTCAGCGGCGTTGTACACAAGATTCAAACGCTCAGCCGGGAGGCACTTTGTCACATCAAAATCCTGACTAGTGAGCATCACTTTTCCAGTCGGGTCATAGTCATAATCCCTCGCGATTCGCTTGAATAGAGGAATTACATCCCAACCTTGATCTTTCTTGCCCATATGAAGCCACAGACGCGCATCAGGCGCCTCCTTCGCAAACTCGATGAACCCTTTAATCGTCAAGTCAATACGCTTGCGCGGTTGGTTGCGGTTGCCGTTAAAAACGATGAAATGATCGGGATCAATTCCAAGTTCCTTGCGGGCTTCGGCTTGGTCAACCCTGAAGAACGTGGATCGATCAACGCCATGAGGAAGCACGTCACACGGCAAATCGCATCCGGCCTTACGCACCTCTTGTAGGCCAAATTGAGTGTAGGTGCCCATGCCATCCCATTCCTTGGCGTCTTCAAACACGTCAGGGAAGAAGCCGTAGCTGTCAGTAGGGAAGTATCCATACCACTTAAAGCCAAGCGTTTGCTTCAGAGGCTTCACCTGCTTCCAAAGCGTATTCAAAATCCAAACGTCATTCACAGCTAAGATCAAGTCGGGCTTTTCCTTCTCGACGATCTCCGAAATCCTGTGAGAACCGTAAGGATCACTGCCTCCCACCATTGCCGGATACAGCTTGTAGGGGAGACCGTGAGGGTCTCCCCAATAGTTCACCGCAAGAACAACAATCTCGTATTCTTTGGCCAGGATCGGCAGAAGACCTTCAGCCACTCGTCCAAAGCCAGTTTGGACGGCGCAGTCTCCGCAATAAAGGATTTTCGCCATGAAAGCGTCACGTTCGACGCCATCTTAGTAACGAAAATTAAACCGTCACGTTGATTCCAGCGCCGCGCTTGTACTCAACAAAACAACGACACCTTGCCCTACATTCGCAACGCTGACCAGGCATCGGAAGGCTGCCAATAGGAACCAATCCAGCTCCCGCATACCTCAGACAGTCGTCACAATGCTGCGCTTGTGGATCCAAGCGACGACGCATCATTGAATACCCCTGCTTCTCTTGCCGAAGCGTGGTTCCTTCCCAGTAACTGCCACGTACAGACTCAGCATATAGCTGGATACGAGCAAGAGCCATGGGAGTAGAAACGCGGCCAGCCAATATGTCACCAGCAAAGCGTTGCAGATAAGTGTATTCCGCACGAAGCTTTTGACCGATGACGCCGTACTCTTTAGCGCCCATGCGAGACCGACCACCATGACCCAACACAGTCGCTTGAATGTGCGCACCTTTGATGGCTTCTCGCACGCTTCCTTGCCATTGATCCAAACTAATGTTTCCATCTGACAACATCCGGGTGAAGCGGCGTAAATCTTTGCCAAGTTTGTCGATTCTGCCGTCTACCAACGCAGAAATCGCTCCCTCACTCATAAAACGCCCAGAGGGGCGCCTATAGCGCCCCGCCAGAGGGTCGTATGACCACTCTGCGTCCATGCGTGGCCATGCATCACTTAACGGGCTCAGCATCATCCGCCTCCAGAATGTCTTTAAAGCGTTCAGGAGCCTCTTCTTTCCATTGGTTTAGCGCTGCGTCGATATCTTCAGCCGTGATCTGAGCGGCTTCATCAATATCAGCCAAAATCAGCCCCTCAGCTTTTAAAGGGTCAATTGCATCGTTCTTGTCATGCCCGTCCGATTTAAGAACTTTCTGGAAACTCTCGTGCGTGCTGCATGGCATGTACACGGGACCGTCGTCTGTCTCGTGGAGGTGATAACCGTTGCAGCCCATCTCCTTGGCTTTCACTTCAGCCTCTTCCTTCGTCGCGTAGGCATGGGTGTTCGCGCCTTCTGCGTCGACCTTGCTACTAACCATCTTGGCCTTGCCCTTGCGATTAGCGTCGGGATCTTTGCGACGCTTGCGAGCAACAATTTGCTTCCGTCCTTCTTTTGACATGCCTTGTGCCTTCGCCTTCGGCAGGCACTTAGGCTTTCCCTCTTTCTCCCCGCGACCTCCACAGGGACCAAGGATTTCGCCATTGGCGCCAATCCTCACCCATTCTTCCTTGAACCACTTGGCCAGATCATCTGCATGCACTTCGCCTTCGTCGTTCTTGAAAGCGCCTGAAAGACTGCCGTGCTTGCGCTTGTACATTTCCTTGTAGCGCTGCACTACATAGCCGCTGGCATATGCGCTCGGCCACACCTTGAACTTTGCTTTTGCAGCAGACACAGCCCGAGAATGCAAAGCCTTATCGGTGAACTTCACGTCTCCACGAACGTGCTCCAAATCTCCGGGTAGGTAGAGGCCCGCTTCTCCCTGATCCTCCACCTCCTGGCTATCTGCTGCGTTGCGCGTGCCGTCAATGGGAAGTGTTCCATTGGCTTGATCAAGAGGATCGCGGCCACCAGCAGGAACATCGCCCTTTTGAGCTTTTTCGGGGATTTCACGAACATTGGAAGGATCGATAGTGGTTTCGATGCTGTATTCCGACTTGCCGAAGCGGCTGTCTGCCACTTCCTGTGGCGTGAGCACTCCCACTTGGATGTAACGAGCATCAACAGCAGCAATACGCGCACGCACATCAGCCAGCTCGCGCTCATTCATCTCAAACAACGGCTTAAATCCAATGCGCCAGTTGTCAGGCTGATCACCTTTGATCGGGCCGGTGCGGCTAGCCATCACATACCGCATCAGCTTCATTAACGGCTTGCGGAAATGCGTCTCTTGATAGTGGTGGCAAATTTTCGCGAAATCGCGCTCTTCACTCCGGCCCGTGGCGCCCAGTCCTGACGGCGACTGACCAAACAGCAAGGTATGAGGAATGCCAGAAGCGGCAATCACGTCCAAGCGAAGCTTCTCAAGAATCTCCGATACGCCGCCAAACTGGCGGCTCACAAATGCAAGTTCTTCTTTCTCCGCATCAATCGCGTAGCCGCGATAGATGCTCTTGCTCATATCGTTCAATTCCAAGCGGTTCTTCACCTGCGTTTCTTTGCCTGCCGCCAACATCGAGGCGAGTCCACGCACCTTGTGGACAAAAATGTCGAACTCTGTCAGAAGAGTGGCAATGGAAGAAGTGCCTGTGTAGTAATGCTTGAAGCTCTCATAAACGCTTTGCAGCACTGACATGCCCCAGCCGTAGTTCTTCTGGCGCACGCGATACGGCAGCCAAATGCCGTCAAAACGCAAGATGCGATCCTTATGAATGCGAATCAGATTGGGCTGCTGGATCAGATCGCCCGAAATAATCTGATAATGCGTTGGCTTGGAATAGTCGTAGAGACTGTCTTCGTCAATGACAGGCGCAATCTGATGGCGGTCCAACACCTCCATACCCTCTACGGCACGGATGTTGGCTACGTCGACAGGCTCAAAAGCCCGGCGACCGTCGTCGATGTAAAGGATGATTGCACTGCCACCGTAAAGACGAGAAGTCTTGGCCGCATGGTTGAAATTGTGGAGAATCTCTAGATCTTCGATGGCTTGCTCAACGCCCGACAGCGTTTGGGCATTTACGCCTTCCCCGCCAAATAAAATCTCAAAGCCCTTTCGGGTGCTTTCATCAGCAATAAGATCCACAATACGACGCATCAGCCAATGCACGTAAAGACCTTCCAGGTCTTCCTTCGGCATAAACCTAATGGCATCCACAGTTGTCCGTGTGGTCTTATCCCTCTTTGTGCCCATCCCAGTGAACACGTTCTGCAGGCCGTCAATACGAGCGTCACCATTCCCGTTATGGCCGAGATGAACCTCGCCACCAGTGATTTCAGCCATCGCTAATCCTTAATTAAGCCTTCATAAGAGGGCGGTTGTTCTTATTCTATGGAGGGCGTATGTTTCGGTGTAGTCACACCTTGTGCCTGTGGACATGGACTTCAAAGCCGTAAAGATCTCCCTCACAGCCAGCGACAAGGCAGCAATCAAAGCAGAAGCACGTCGTCGTCAATCAGTGAACGAAGGTCTTCGGCTGTCGGGACGGAATAATGGTCCGGCCCAGGGGGAGCTGGCCGCCAAGTGTCATGAGTTGGGCGCTGGGGGTGAAATGGCAGTTGCAGCGTATCTTGGCCTTCAAGACCACCTCTATAAAGACTTGACTCCCACAAGGGGGAGCGCAGATCTTCCTCCCAATATCGACGTGAAGACCAGAGCGCGTCATTATTACGATCTCCTTGTTCAGCTCGATGACTGCCCCAAAAAGACATTCGTCCTAGTCACTGTTGAGAATAAAGAAGTTCTAATGCATGGATGGATCCATGGCAAAGAGGCAATGAAAAAGGAATATGTGAAAGAATATGTGAAAGGACGGCCTTGTTATTCAGTGCCCAAAGAGAAACTGAGTCCTATGCTGTCGCTTAAAGAATACGTGACGCATGCTCTCTTGTAGTGACTTTGCAAAACACGCTCTGAAGCTGGAACTCTACCCAAAACAAGCTGAGATTCTCGATAGTTTTTTTAAGGGTGGATATACACAAGCAACATGGGCGCTGGGGCGACGATCTGGCAAAACGCTTATGGCCGCTGTGGCTTGCGTTTACATTTGTTTTGTTTTAGAAGATAAATACAAAAAGAAAGTAAGAAAAGGCGAACGCTGGTACGTGCTGACTGTCGCAAACAGTCAAGACCAGAGCCGCATTGCTCTCAATAACATTCGTCAACTAATCCTGGACAGCCCGTTCGCGCAGGAGATTGTGCGCGAGACTGCTGATCAGCTAGAAATGTCCAATGGCTGTGTTTTCAAAGCAATCCCTACTTCGGGACGAGCGGCTCGTGGCCTCGCTTGTTGTGCTTGTGTGTTCGATGAGCTTGCGTTTGCAGTGGATGGAGATGCAAACAGCGGTGGCAAGGGCATTTACGACGCGCTTTCGCCGGCAGTAGCCCAGTTCGGTGGTCACGGCAAGATCCTTGAACTCTCTTCGCCATGGCTGACTGACGGCCTGTTCTACCAGCATTTCAAAGAAGCCGCGTCAGGACGGTTTCCTTACCTGCAAGCCGTAAACCTCCCAACATGGGAGATGAATCCCACGATTAGCAAGGAATTCCTTGAAATGGAGCGGGAGAGAGATCCCGACAAGTTCAAGGTGGAATATGGCGCTCAGTTCGCCGCCAACCTCTCAGCCCTGATCAATAGTGATGTTGTTGATGCCTGCGTGGATGACAAGCGCCTTTCTCTTCCTCCACGTCCAGAGTTTCAAGGAAGTTACGTGCTGGCTCTTGACCCCGCTCGTGGCGGCGTTGGTCGAGATAATTACACCGCTTGTATCGTTCATTTTGAAGGCCCCACCCTTGTCGTAGACAAATTCCACACCTTCTCCGCTGATTTTGAAATCAATGGAAGGAAAGAAGTGAATATCAGCATGGTTGAAGATTGGATTAAGGAGCATCACAGCCTCTATGTGTTCGACAAGATCGTGATGGACCAATACAACAGCGCTGGCACCATTCAAAGTCTTGCCGGGGAGATGCCCATCGAAGAACTCACCTGGACCATCAGCTCCAAAGTGAAGGCGTTCTCCAAAATGCGAGAGCTGTTCAACGCTGGCCACGTCAACATCTACAACCACGAAAAAGCCCTGAACGAAATCAAAAACCTTACTGTCACTTACAAGGCTGGTGGTCAGTGGACAGTCAGCGGCGGCAAGCAAACAGGAATCGACGACCATGCGTTTGCAATGGCGGCCGCTCTATTTGCTGCTAATAAGGATGATGACATTAACTGGCTTGAACAATTCATCTAGTATTTACAGGAATTCCAATGTTCAATGATTCTGTGGAAGATTTACAGCTCACCTACGAGGAGGCGAAGTTTCTAGTTGCTCTCCTGAAAGTGAACAACCAAACAGCCCTGCAACTGCTGAATGCAGAGCATCTGTATAAACCACGCTTACTTCCAAAGCTGCAGAAACTTGAGCATATGCTCAAAAAAGATATTCCCGCAATAGATCCCGACTAGCGTAAATAGCAAAGTGGGAAACTATGGACAACGATTATCTTCACGGTCTTTTGAAAGACTTGATTGCTTCTTCCAAGGCTCTCACTGAAGCTGCAGCAAAGTTTGGAGAAAATTCTCTTCGCACTCAAGAAGCTGATAACGCATACATGGCGGCAAACGCAGCGTTTCGGAAAGAGAATTACTGGCACAAGTATTGCGAAACTGAAGGCCCCTGGCAGCCTGAATGCCGTATGTACGACTGCTGAGACAGTGGTTTACATGCGTTATAAGCTCAATGGCCAGCACCATGAGCGCTGGGTGGAGCTATGGGAAGCGAAGTACGTTCGTCGCGATCTTGAAAGTCAAGGCGCTGTCATCTACTGGAGCGAGCGGAAATAAGTTATAGTTCTGAGGCATTCGCGATGCCTCTTCGGGACGCCGGGGAGAATGAAAAACTTTCAGGGGTTTTTCATTACAACCACCAATAGGGGAATTGAAGACCCCCCTATCGGGGCCATTTAACCGATGGCGAACAGGGGAAGGGAGGCAGGGGCAACCTTGCCTCCCTTGTCTTGTATTTGTTTATACTGAAAGTACGTTGGCCCTCGTCGCTGAGGGTGCATCTAAAGCGGCCATGCAACGGGGGCCGTTCCCTTGGATAAAACCATGAACGTTCTCGCTCTGATTCAAGCGAAGCAAAAGAAAACTGCTGCGCTTTCCAATGCACAAAAGGCTACTCTCGTGTATCGCGGAGTACCTTATACTAAGTTTGCATGAAAAAGGCGGGGCACCACCCCCGCCTCGGACCACTTACTTCTCATGACAAGGGGAGCGTGAATCCCCACGTCGATAACATAGCTATTTCTACTTAGGGCGTAAAGCCTTTTGTTTAGAAATCCTTAAAAAAGGGCCGTTAGGCCCTTTTTTCATGCCTTAAAGGCTTCTGCAGCTTGTTTAGCAATGGAGCATCGAAGCTGACGCTCCTTGTCGGGCACCAAGTGCATTGAACTGACAGTGGTCATTGCAGAAATGCCGTCAATTGTCATATGACAACGCACGGAACCATCTTCAAGCTGCTCAGTTGTCATTTCTCCTTCCATACCAGCTCCTGATCGCAATTGCCCTTGACCTTAGTCCTTAAATAACCGATGAGATACTGCTTGGCCCTGAAATCAAGATTGTCGTCAAGCATGATTTCATACTTGCGCTGCACCCAGTCCGAGCATTTCATCTCCCAATGGTATGGGGAGTGAGTTGCAAGAATTGCCGAAATAACGTAGTTCAGCATTAGATTTCTTTAAGATAATTGTTCCACTTAACTTCGTGGAACGTTACCCGCTTATAGGAGGCGGTTAAAGGGTGTCAGCGCGTGAGCGGCCTGGTCCTATAAAAAGAGGGAGAAGGCTCTTCACCTTCTCCCTCCAGAACTTCCATAAACCGGTTTCCTTGGAAACGGGAAATAACAGCTTAGCCCAAACTTGTCCGAAGCTTCTGCAAGTAATGGTCGCCGCAAAGACAAGGGCTATAGCCAGGAAAATGTTGCTTCATCAATGAAGGAACACTCCTGGCTTCAATAGTGCTGCGACACACCATCCATACTTCCTTCTTCTCTTCAATAACGTGAAAGGGAAAAGGAAAGTCAGGCATGATCAGGCTTTTCCATACGATGGAAGGGAAGTATTCGGGGCCTCAAAAAAGGCCGGCATTCGGCTTCTTTGCGTGTCCGACAGTTCTTCTGCCTTGCCACGAGAGAACAGATTGTCACTCTGACGCAGCCAGAAGTCCTTGTTCAGCCACTTATTCTCAGATTGGCCCAGCTCGTCGAACACCCACAATGCCGTTGCACGGCGCAGCTTGTTCAAAGATTGGCCTGCAGTCTCACCAAGCTCGCGTGAGACCAAGGAATGGATTCCGACATGGCTAATCTCGTCACGGCTGATGTCCGCACTGACCGTGCGAATGCCCACATCGCCATTAAATCGCATGAAGGGTAGTAAGACGAAGAAGATTGAACGCTCAAGGACTGATGCTTTAAGAATGGGATGGGCAGGATGCTCAAGCCATGCTTTCAAGATGTTTTGAGCTTCTTTTTCGGCCTTCTCGTCGACGCCATGGGCCGCAGCAATGTAGTTCAATGCTTCGTCATGACGCTCTTCATCTTTCTGGTTGTGGATAAGGGCTTCCATCACGCCGGGAGTAGAAGGCAGATCGCGCTCCAGGCCCTGCTGCAAGAATTCCCGCACAGGCAGCTCCAAGTGACGCAAAGCCAGCGCCCTAAACAAAGTCGCCTCACTGCCCTCGACAAGAGTGCCCTTGTCCACAGGAACGGCCTGCCAAGGCCGTTTCTTCTCAATCATGTTGAGATAGGGAGATTTGGCTTTGGTGGTCATCGAATCTATGGGGGATAACAGACTAGGAAGGGGCCACAAGGCCCCTTTGACTATTCAGCGCACGCTGCGCAGAAATTCGCCTCTCCTATCTCACATGACGATACAGAATCCCCTTCCTCAGACGAAGACTCTTCGCTGAGACCGAACATGTCTTTGAAATCGTCATCCAACGCCGCGTAGGCGTCATCCTTACGCTGAGTGTCCGGAAGAACTTGCAGCGAATAGTAGAGGCTTGTCTGAGGACACTCTAGCCAATCCTTTAAGAACTCACGGTCATAACTGACCACATCGCTCCAAGAATTAAAAGAATAACCATGGAAAAGGCCACTCTGTTCGTATAACCGAACGATGCCATTTACAGCACGTTTGTAGTTCTCCCAGCCGACTTCTGCAGCCGTTTCTACATTGCCATAGTCGAAACTTTCCACACCAAGTGTGCCGCTATCGCGGTCCACAAGACGAGCAATGGGAGGAGCAATTTCAGGAGTGGTGGTAAAGCCATTGATGTCGGTGTAGCGATAGGAACATGAAGCAGTAGGGGCAATGGCAAAGGCACGATCCATTTCACCAATCCGGGCCACCTGAGCCGCACGACTGATGCCGTCGTGCAAAGCCTCAACAATTTGACCGGGAATGGTCTCTTCCCAGCGTTCCCATTCAGAAGGCATGTCAAGGAATGCCTCAACTGCTTTTCCGAAGCTTTCGTAAGTGCAGCCATTGTTGGCGAGGAAATTGGCCCAGCCAAGGATGCCCAAACCAACTTGACGATCTACCACTGGCGGCAGGTATTCGCCTGTATCGCCCACGCCTGTTTTGCCATGGAGGGAAACAAGTTGTTCCATCCCTTCGACAAAAGCATCAGACAACTCGTCGATCTTGCAAGCGCCAGCGTTCACGTGTTGCAACAGGCAAGTCCCACGATGAGGCAAATACACCTCTAAGCAGACGTTCGCCCAAATGCGATTGCCCTTGGAGTCGTATTTGATTTTGTTCAGCCAGAGGTCGCCAGATGCAATGGCCTTCAAAGCAGCATCAATCAATTCAGGAGAAGCCTTCTCCAGAAACTGGTCGTCCACATTCAGACATTTCTTCACCCAAGGCAGCTCAGAACGAGGAGCTTCGATGAATTCAATGGCATCATTGTGCCAATAATCGAGGTGGCACACGCAAGCGCCGTTCTTGTATCGCCCGCCCCGTCTGAGAATCTCGTTGAGACAGCTATAAATGCGAGCGAAACTTACAGGCCCAGAAGCCACGAGCCCATGCTTGTTCTCTGTGCCCTTTGCACGCAAATTAGACAGATGCACGGCCACGCCTGCACCATTTCTGAGCCCGTGACTCACATAACGCCACGATGCCTCAATCCCATCTTCACCTTCCATCGAATCTGAAACGATGTAGGTGGTGCATGACACCGGCAGACGCCCTGCAGGCTCGTCAATCCAACTTTGAACACGCCCAGTGCGTGCAATTTTCTCCGCCATTTGCCTTCTGAAGTGTGGACGAAAGAGCCGCCCCTCAAAGGGCGGCTTTGCTCAATAAGCCTACTCTGATTGAACGATGGAAATGTGAAAGATTGGCTAATCACACAGCATTTCTGGATCGTCTATTGACTGCTTGTCTTTGGCGAACAACAAAGCTTCGTTATACGAACGGAAGTAATAAGGCTTCCCGTCGTAAGCAATGAAGAATTTGTATTCAGGACGGCTATGAACTGGCCAAATCTTTATAGAGCCCGTCATTCGTGGCATTGGTAGATCATTCCACATGACACGCTCTCAAGATGTCCCTTCACGCTAGATAAACATTTCCTGGCGGAACAGTATCAACAGCAACTATGGAAGGAAATGATGATTTTCTTCTGAATTATTAAAAAAAGCAGAAGAATCTTGAACTGTGCTGCCAAAAGGCCAGTATTTACGTTGACAAATGGTTGACAGCGACGTTATGCTGAAGGCATGGCCCAGCGGTTGTTTAAAAACTCGCTAGCCAATTCGCTCTCACATGGCCAGCACTCACCGTGTTGACTTCCTTGTGAAGGAGGCGCCCTCAAGGCGACGACGGAAAAAGCAAAAAGCCTTGACCGTCAACACTGTGAGAGAGGCGCCCCCCAAAGGGCGACGAGCGAACTTTCTTGATCTCCAAAAAAAAAGCTATGGAGAACAAGCGGTCTGGCAAATGACCGTTAATGCACGGTCAAGTTGTGCCCAGCGGCCGGAATTGACTAAAACAAGGGAAAACAATTAGTTCAAGAACAAAAGCGGCCTTTAAGGGGCCGCTTTTTAGTAGGAACAATGGAAGAGAGAAAATAAAGAAAACACAAAAAAGCTGGCTAAAGCATGCTTGCGGGCCATAAGTCAATGCTTTTCTCAAAATTGTCACTATTCTTTACGCACAGGCGATTTAGAACTGCACTTGGTTTGTTCCAAGTTCAATAAGACATCGCCTTTTAGTTCTGTCTTCCTTATTTCATGACCAATTCACCACTGTGGGGAGCCGATTTCGGCTCCCTCGCTTGGCATGTCTACGAACATGCCTCTGGACAATTCTTCACCCTCTCTCCTGAAGAATTTAAACTCGTCCACACTTGGCTGCCAGCAGGCAGCCGCCTCATTATTGAGGCGGCCCACATGGCTCCTCGTACAGACTTCAGCCTCGCGCAGGTCTACACAGAAGACGAACTTAAAGCCTTCGGACAAGCTATTAAGAACAATGGAAGCACCCTCCAATTGTTCCCACAACAGCTAACGCCAAAGGCACGAGCTGAATTTGGCATCACTGTCAAAACAGACGAAAACGACCTTGTCGCCATGGTCCGCTACGTCGAAGCTCATTCAGAACTTAAGCTCAAAAAGCTTTCCAAGACGTTCGTCACCGAACGTCGCAGAGAAGCAGCTTGGCAGTTCAAAAAAGAAAATGACGGCATCCTTAATGTGGCGCGTCGGTTTTCCTATAAAAAGGAAAACGACGCTGTCATCTCTTTCCTGAATGACAATCTTGAAGAACTTGCCGCTCGGCTATCGCCAGCGGCGCGTTCCATCATGATGCTCGACGACACCCAACGCAACTCTCGCACCGGCTTCTTTAAGAAAACTGGTGAAAGCGCTCGTAATGCTCGCCTATACACATTGGCAGCATTGTTCCTCCATCCAGAAGGCTACGCTCGTGTACGCCCTGACACTGGTCAAATGCCTGGCATTGGCTGGCATTGGCGATACGTTCTAGGCATGTCTCCTTTCCATTTCAAAGGAGGCATCGCTCGCTCCAACCTTAATTGGCATGCTTTCCGCAACCATGCCATTGGAGCCCTCGACACTAGAAAAGCTGGTCCTGGTGGCAAAGTGCTGTCTCATTATCATTTCAATGGAGAGCAGCAACAACAATTCCGTGCAGTGCGTAAGGAATTTAAACTTGCCGTGATTGAAACCATGCAAACTTTACGCGACATGGTTAAATCACAAGTGGATGATGGCTCCATTGTTCTGGAAACCGTCTAAACTTACGGCTAACGCTGAATTTAATCAGACAGGGCGCTTCACGCGCCCTTCATACCTGCATTCAGCCTCTTCGCCAGATTCATCAAGACAAGATGACTCGCTCATCTTTCATACCTGCATCTGGCCAAGCTTTTCACCAAGTTCACTCTGGCAAGGCGACACGCTCGTCTTTTAACTCTGCACTTGGTTTCCTGACGTCGGAATTAGCGATGCAAGCGTTTCACTGCGCTTTTAAATATGCTTCCGACTAACATTCTTCCAACGCTTCTTTTATCCTCGCATCGTCTTCACTGATGATTTATCGGAGCAAGAAGCTGAAAACGCCCCTTTTAACCTTGCATCGTCTTTACTGACGATTTATCGAAGCAAGGGGCAAAAAAACTTGTCAAAAATTGCGCCGTTTTTCGGAGGGGTAGGGCGAAAGCGAACATGCGTACTACCCCCGTTACCGCGCTGTGAGTAGTACAAACGCATTAATGCCAGTTGGTTGATTGTCCATAGGCAGGGCCGGTCGGTCGACCGTCCACCAGTGCAGACGGTGTGCAAACCGGCTCAGTATCAGCTATTGTTGTTGAACGTTGTTGATTAATCAGCAGCGCTTAAGTTAAGAAATGCTGATAAGTTATGCAGATCTGCATAAGGTTTCTTAATGCTTTGTTTTCCACAGCCCTGTGGAAAGAAGAAAATCCCCCAACTGTTAAGAAACGTAACTGTAACGGGAAAGCCACAGAATCAACACGGGCAACCTACAGCCCTTAGAACGGCCTGAGACGGGCGTCAGGAGCTAGGGCAGGGCAACCACTGGAGAGCATAAGAAAGCCCCAGCCAGGGGCCAGGGCGAAGGACTTAGAGGGCAGCGGCTCACACCATAGAAGGGTTGCGCTCGGCTGCTGACAGGGACGGATGTGGGTCGGTGTCGGGTTCGGGCTCAACGTCAAAGCCGGCCACGTAGTCGCCGGCTGAATCGCAGTGATTAACAGTGGCGCCGGAGGTGGTGCGAACGTCGATCTCAACGGTCTGACCATCGGGCAGGGTGACGGTGAGAACATCACCGGGGCGGAGCATAATCGAAGGGAAGGGGCCGTAATCAACGGCGGATGTAAGGGCGGCCATGGGGGGGAGGAGAGCGAAGGGGCAGGGAAGGGAAGGGGCCGCCATGGGGGCGGCCCTAGGGATTAGGATCCGATCAGATCGGCGAAATCTCCGGCGTCTAGATGTCGGTTGAAATCTTCCATAAAGTCGGCAACGGTGGCCGTGGGAAGATAGGAGATCAGCTCGTTAAGCATTAGATCAGCGCCGCAAGTATCAGCGGCCACAAGAACGTGGCAACGGGCCGTGGCGGGTGACAGAGGTAAGGATGAGGCCATAAGAAGCGAAGCGAGGAACGGGCGAACCCTTGCGATGGGCGAGCGAACGCGGCGAAGCGTTCGGGAGGAAGTGTAACACGGCAACGGCCCCGCCTTGGGGGCGGAGCCGAGCGGGGGAGAATCAGGCGACGCGGTCGGCGTCAGGGTTGAGCTGCTTGAGAGTCTCAGCCATGGCAGCGGCCAGGATCAAGAACAGGGACACGGGAACCACTGAAGAACAGCCGGCACCGACCAGGAAAGCAACGGAGCAGAAGCGAAGCATGGGAGCAGAAGCGAAGGGCGGAACCGTGCGACCGGTTCGATGCCAACAATACAGGAAAGCGGGGGCCTGCCAAGGGGGCAGGCCCAGAATCGGGACGGTTCCCCGATCGTCACACGGCGTCAGCCAGGATTAGGGCTGAGGCCAACTGCTCCCACCGCTGGCGAACCAAGGGATCATCAGGCAGGGCGCCGGCCAGCAGCATGAAACGATCGTTAAGGCTGAGCAGATCGCCGTTCTCTTGGATGTGATGCAGCAGGGCCAGGCGAGACTGAGCGACGGCCTCAGACAGGGAAGCGGGGCGGGCGGAAGTCATGGAAGCGGAAACAAAGGGCAGGCGAGCCATGCGACTGGCTCCCCACCATCCTCAGGGCTGGAGTGCCGGAAACCGGCCGGGCAGGGCCGGTTCCCTGATTGTCACACTCCGAGCGGCATCCGATCCCATCGGTAGGGGCCGGCCGGAACCACCCTCACCCATCGCACGATCAGCAGGCGACCGGGCAGCAACAGGCGAAACCGGCGGAAGGATCGAACGCCCCGGTGATGGTGGAAGCACCAACGGCGCGAGCGGAGATCAGCCGGCAGGGGCAGGGGCCAAACCATGGGGGCCAGGCAGCAGGAGAGCGAAGCGCGACCATGCCGGAGCCGCTTAAGGCGGCTCCCAGAACGACGGGCAGGCATCAGCCGCAGGAGAGGCAGAACGCGGCCCGTTGCGCTTCAGTCTGGCCGGGAGTGCGCTTGATCCTGAGGCCGACCACGTGGGAGCCATCGGACGGATCGCCGGGACGCCAATCGGTGGTATCGCCGTCGATCACGGGCAGCAGAACGCCGTTAACGGCCACGGTGGACGGCAGGGGCTGGCCTCGCTTGATCGGGAAGGCGGCGGCATAGTTCAGACCACGGGCGACGGCCTCGGCCAGGGTATCGGCGGTGCTGCCATGGCTGAGCGTCAAGTGATAGCGGAAGGCGGCGGCGGCCTCCCAGTCGCGGTCAGTCCGCTTGGAATAGTCGTAGGGCCTGAGCTGGGGCAGGGCAGCCGTTAGCGGCTGCAATAGCGAAGCGAAGCGGCCAACTAGCAGCCGAACGCCGAACTGCGCGAGGCAGAACGCGGCCAGATCGGGGCAGATCTCCACCGGCACGCGTTCCCAGAGAAAATCCGAGGTTCCATTGAGGCGGAGTCCCAGCAGATCAGCGCCGGGATGCTTCGCCACGAAGCGACACACTTCCAGAACGATCAGACGGGCGAAGGCGGCCGGATGCTCAGCGAAGGCATCAGAACGGAGCCGACGGCGGGAAAGCTTGCCTGATAGGTAGGCCGGATTGCCGGCGGTGTTGAGACACAGGGCCGCGCAGGATCCAGCGGCCGGGCAACTGCCCCGGTACTTCGGGAGCAAGTGGAGAACGGCCGTAGGGGCCACGCCATCGCTCTTGAGAACCTTAGGGTTCGTCAGGGTCAGGACGTTTCCGGAATTGAAGCCATAGGCCGAGCGAAGGGCGCGGAGATCGGCGGGAAGGCGGGAAGCCATGGAAGGAAAGCGAAGGGACAGGGAAGGGCGAAGCGTGCGACGGCTTCGCCCGGAAGCGTACAGGATCAGACGAGATTCAGCAACACCAGCCAGGAATCACGGTCGTCAGGTTCAACAGTTCGGCCGTCCGGCGTCTCCGCCATGCCGTCGAGAGTCCAGCGCATCAGCTCCTCGTGAGACGGGATGACGTGCCAGGAATCAGCGAAGAACAGGCGAAGAACGCAGAACGGCCCCCAGCCGGAAACGTCACCAGTGGTGAGCAAGGGGCCGCCATGCTCAGGATGGCGGATTCTCTCGCGGCCACCATGGGGGCCACGGGCAACAACGGGGCGGCCGTTGCGCTTGCCGATGGTGGGGGAGATCAGGGGCTGTTCAGCGGCGACGGCCTCCCAGTGCGGGGCCGTCCAATCGGTGCGGGATGCAGTGCGGGGCATGGTGCGGAAGCGAAGGGGCAGGGACGGAGCCGTGCGACCGGCTCGGGCGGAATCTTACAGGATCAGGGTCGGGGCCGCTGGGGCGGCCCCTGTCGGCCATCAGGCGAACGACCAGCGGCGGACGGTGGACGGGCTGACGCTGAACCGAGCGGCGATCTGCTGCCAGGTGAGGCCCTGCCGGCGGAGTAGGCGAACGCGGCGAGGGCGACTCATTGTGGCCAGATCGATCAGGGCGATCAGAGCCAGGATCGGAAGGGCTGCCTTAAGGAAGGCGGCCAGCAACAGGGAAGCGGTGGAAAGCATGGAAGCGAAGAACAAAGGGACAGACAGCAGCGACGCCATCGCCCCGGATCCTACCACCGGGAGCGGCCCCCGGCAGGGGCCGCGTTAATAATTCTTCATAAAAAAACACCAAGTTACACTACAGCTTCAGTACAAATGTACTATTGAGAATGAGAATCATTATCAGTAGTACAAACGTACTATAGTACAGGTGTACTATGTGACAGTTGGCGGATTGGCACAAGTACAAACGTACCACCGGCCGGCCGGCCCCGCGTGTGTGTATGCAGCGCTGAAAAAGCGCTCTTTACGGGCGGCCTTTTAGTCCCCGGCCTCTTTTACGGGCGGCCTTTTTGTCTTCGCCAGTTTAGCCTTCCGGGCTTCGCGTCGAGCTTTGAGGCTCGCCGCTCGACGGTCGCGAAACGCAGCCTCGTCGGGGGACGTTGGAGACGAGCCAGTCACGGGATCCCACCAGCGATGCTTGTGTTGGATGCGCTCTTCAGTGGGTTCCTGGTTTAAGACTTTTGATCCATCGCCATACACCTGATTGCTCACGAAGCGGTCGAATGCTCCCTTGCGACGACGGAAGTTGCTGCGATACTGTGTGCTCATTGATTGGAACGTTGTAGAGGATGTCGACAGCCCTGCTAAAGACAGCGGCATTGTCGTAGTCAGGACGGAGTAAATGGTAAGAAGGCTTGGTCAGCATCATCCCGCCTTCGCCATCAGGCTCAGGCTCACTTTCGTCTATCCACAGCCCAGAACAGTCTCCTTCTTCATCAAACACTGCAATTCGCTCATACCCTTCTTCCATTGCATCCCTAACGTGCTTAATTAAGTCGGTTAGACGATGTACAGAATGCACGTATATATCCGGCATATATCCATATATTTCACCAACGCCGTAGTTTCTGTAAACATGTACAGTTTGCATGGTTTTAATTGTGGGGGTGGTGTGTCTGGTAATACTGCTGCCTTCTAAATTGAAAGAATCTTTGTGATTCTTTAGTGGCAGGAGTGCTCTCCTCTAAAGAGATGAGAACGTCTCTGGCAGCCTCGCTTCTGAGCTGTTTGAACAATGGCTCACCCAGCTCTTCGCGGACCAATTCGTAGAATCTTTTGCGTGCGCTTTCTTGGAAACGCTTTTCCATGTACAGACAGAATTCTTCATACTGTCGATCCACCTTTGCTTTAATTAGCCGCGTTATCTTTGGCGTGATCAATGGACCAGCAGACGAGCGGCGGCGTCTTGTTGGGCGACGAAGTGCAGAGTTTTTACTATTCATTTCCAGAAAGCTCCAAGATTTTACGAGCCTTCCAAACTGCAGCATCAATGATGAAAGGTTCGATTTCACAATGAAGAAGTTTTGCTGCTTTACGAACTTTTTTTAATTCGTTTGAAGTGAGTTCAATGGAAGCACTACGTTGAAGCAAACGATGCTGAACAAAAGAGCAATTCTCCTTAATCCATTGTTTAACGGATTGTTCGTCATAGATTTCCATGCCGCGCTTGCTTTTGCCGACAGGAGCAGGAAACTCTCCTGCCTTTACTTTTCTGAACAAGGTGAAACGACTCATCAGAGTCATTTCAAGCACTTTGTTTGTCGTTATTTGTTTTTTCATTTCAGCGCTCCTTGCAGGTGGACGGCGAGGATGTGCTTGCAGCATGGCTCTTGGCCACGCTCCATCATGAAATGAGCATCAGTGCAAGTGCAGCTCCACTTGCCTTCAATGCCTTTGGCATGAGCGCCAGTGCGGATGACAGTGTGAGCGCCGCTGTTTGTCGTGGGATCTTCAACAGTCCAAACGTGAGTGCCGGTGCGTTGCACTCGGCAATGCATGGCGCGACCAGAGCGTTGGCCGACTTCCCATGCATCAAATTTCTTGCGACTCATGAAGCGCGGACCATTATCGGTGCGCACCAACACTGCGTTCGACAAGATGTTGATCACTGTGATGCCGAGCGCATCGGCAGCGCGGCGAGTGACGTGGAAGTGAACGGTGCTGGTCATTAAGGGAACCTTGCGAAGGTGAGTGAAATATACGACTTAGTCTTTAGCCCCGTCAAGCGGCTCAACTGGAAATCCTGACGTAATCAAGCAGTAACGCTCAGGATGTAGCCGAATACACTTTTTATAAGCTTGAAGGTCGGGCTCGTTGTTCACTGGAAACGCAAGAACGATTCCGACAACTGCAAGGAAGGTGGCAAACAGTGCCCAGGAGGTTTTGTCCATGGTGATCAGAGGCGATAAAGGCAAACATTGGCTAGCCCTTGAGAAGGCGAAGCAATCTGTGAAAACGCAGCGGCCGAAAGATCGATGATGCGTTTGCCTATATATGGTCCTCGATCATTGATGCGGACAATGGTGGAATGACCAGTTGCTTCATTGACCACCTTCAACTTTGTCCCAAAAGGAAGCGATGGGTGAGCAGCAGTTGGGGCGTTCTTATCGAAAGTCTCACCGTTGGCAGTGGTGAGACCATGAAACCCGTCACCTTGGCCGTAGAACGAGGCCACACCACACTGAAGAGGAAGGGCTGAGGCGATCAAGAAAACAGCAGCAATCAAAACAAAAAAACGAAATACGAGAGAAGACTGGCCTCAAAATCCCGGCGGGGCAGGCATTTTTCATGAATCTTTGCCGTGAGCCGAGTGGGGTGATACACTTTTGGAGTGAGTCGGTCTTAGCCGCGAGGCGGACGGTCTCAGGGAGAAAGCCATTTCCAAGCGGATGCAAGGAATGGCCAGAGTTAAGCGACTCTGAAGGGTTTCTCCCGCCGCTAGCAAAGAGTGGAAACGAGGCTGCGGAGGCTCACAAAAACGGGAAAGGGGCCGTCAGGCCCCTTTTCTTTTGGCAAGATATAAAAGAAACAATGGATGTAAATGAAAAGCCTGCAACATCATGTGAAGAAACTAGCAGAGCTTATGCAGCAAGCCGATACGCTCCTGGATCCAAAGAAAGCAGCAAAACTGATCAAGAAGGCCGAGAAACGTGTCGAAAAAATCGACAAACGCTGTCATCCGAACAAGAAAGAGAACGACTCGCTCGATGGTTGAAAGGAGGAGAAGTGTGGTGGCCTTAGAAGCTGAAAAATACTGGCTCAGAAGAGGCTTGATTAAGCTCTTTCAACACTTTTGAGCTGCTCTTGCAGCCCTTAAGGGGCTGCTCTCTCCATCGAACAGCCAAACAATGGCAGGAACCTAGCGGTTCCAGCACGGCCCATCTGTATGTGCGATTGAGCAGCGCTTGGCACGCTGCTCGACGCACTTTAGAAAGAGGCTCGTCGGGCTCTTCTAGCTCAACGCGAGCAAAATCAGCCAACTCTGAAAGATCTTCAAGACTGTCAGTAGCAATAACAAAGTGCTTGCCACGTTGCCGTCCTTTGGACCAAGCCGGATGGAGATTTTCACTAGCTTTCTGAATAGCCTCCTCTTTTAGTGCGGGAGGCACGCAAATTTCAACTTTGGGAGGGAGGCGATCAGCCATAGGTGGCAAAGGCCGATTGACTTGTACCACGTTAGACAAAAACTGTCAAATAGTGTCAATTTCGTCAGGAAAATCACGTTTATTTAACTCATCGTTCACTTCGCCAATTGCATGCTCCTTCAGCATGTTTCTCCAATCCTCTGGACCACCAAAGCTTCCTGTTTTTTCCAATAGAGAGATGGATTGGGCTACTTTTGCCATGTCCAACGTGGAAGAAAGGGCAGCATGATGATTTTCAGTGGTCATCAGCTCTGCAATGGCCCCAGCATGCACTTGATACCACTGGGAAAGGCAGTAAAGCGCAATTTGCTTTAGCGGCTCATCTCCATATTGCTCTGTCCATTCCATGATGCGCTCACTGAGTTCCGGAGGAACTCCCACAAGATATGGATCATCAAACTCCTCATCGATGAATTGCTCAACGTCTGGGCGTTGCTTGTTTTTCGCTTCCCTGGTTTTGCGCAAGAAGTCGTCAACACTGTTGAAGCCGGAAAATGCCAAGACCACCTCTCAGTATTTGTATATACTGGCAGATTTCAGATGCCAGTCAATATGTTGGATCCTGAAGATCTGGTAAAGGAGAGCCGTTTGGCCCCTGTTCCTTTTCTTCTGGCGTGTCGAACGACACGTCCACTGCACCATCTTTAATTTCTTCTTTGCTTCGCTCTTCTTTTTCTTTTTCAATGGTGGAGGAAAGATCAGACAAGAACTGGCGATAGCTTTTGTCTTGATTTTCTTCTCTCTTTAGCTCGTGCAGGCCCAGGAGCTTGGCCTGTTCCACAAGCGAATTCTTGGCAACATTCAAGAAACCATGGTCACCAGCACTTTCTTCCACGCGAATGATGGTGCCACCTTTGCCATCGTCGTTGTCTGAGATGGTGGTGACTTTCTTCTTTTTGCTGGCGTCAAAGCCTTTCATGGCCTCTTCCTTGAGGTCCATTTGCTCTTTGAGCAGACGTGCCCTATGCACGTCTGCGCTCTGTAGAAGCTTTGCAGTGTAAAGCTCACGATTGTGATGCCTATCGGCACTCACAGTTTCTTTTGACAGTTGCAGCACATTCGCAATCTGACGATTGCTCATTTTCGCTGCTAGCAGCTCCTGCACCATATATCGGCGCATTCCAATGAAATCTTTGGAGAGATGAATGCCTGGAGTGGTCTTTGCTCTTACTTTTTCGATGTCTTCTGGAGAAAGTCCTGCCTCAAGCAGGACTTTCGTGCCATAAGCCAATTCTTGTTGAGAGTCCTCAAAATCAATCTCGGGACGAGGCATTTTTGCCCTCCTTCCGCGTAGTGAAATTGTTGTCAATTAACGCCTTGATGGCGTCAAGATTATTCCTCCAATGCCGTTCGCCTTGGGGGCTCACGGCCCCGTAGAGATACCGGGGGGCTGGCTGCGGACCTCTTGACGGCGAGGAAAAACCGTGATGGATACGGCAGATAATTTCCGTTCCATTGTGCTCCAATGACGGGAGCACTTCTACAGGCTTAGGACGCTTAAGCATTACCTAACTTTAATCCTGCCTATGTTGGCAGATGATTTCTGTTTGGAATGCTCGTCCGCCGCTTTGGGCGGCTCCCTCGCTGCGGAAGTTATCCAGGCAACTCAGCAGAGTCGGCTAGGCGAATTACGCAGCAGAGGGCCAGCCGTCCTGGCTTTGAGGGTAAAGGGGAGACGCACTGAGATCAAGGGGGTTTTGTGACAATCAATCAATTGACTGTCCATTGTTCATGCTTTGACAACTGGGCTAGTCTGCCTTTGTTCGCACCAAATCCCTTGGAACAACAGCCCAAAATCACTCGCCTCCCTAGGAACGGCCCTAAGGACGGCATGTCAACAGAAGCCTGGCTCCGTGGAAAGAGCAAAGGCGATGAGAAGTGGGATAAGAAACGTGAGAAGGAGATGTGGAAGCGACTCAGGAGGTAGGCTTCTCACCGGGAGATTTACGAGCGCGGCGTCGGGAGCGTCGCGCTTTTTTTTCGTCATCAATTTCTTTGACAACTTCTTCCACTTCTTTTTTACCAGCATTCTGAGCCTGAATTGCAGCATGAAGCGCTGCCAATCCAGGGCTATGTTCAAACGCCATAATGCTATTCAGACTGTATATACATTCATTTTAAGTTTGCTGATTAAAATGTGAAAAGCCTGTCTTGTAGGGTCGGACGGGCAGGGGGAGTGCCACCACTCCCCCTCACATTTTAAAAGAGACAGTCGTCGTCTTCTTGTTCCTCGGTGATAGCCAAGGCAGGCTCAGGCTCAGGGAAGACGGCGAAATCGGGCTCTTTATAGTCCCAGGAATGGTACATCCTTGTGCGAGTGCCATTGGGGCCAACGTCCCAGGAACTGGTGATGAGCCCTTGCCTGCGAGCCTGCTCCAGCAGGCGGCCGACAGTTGCCACTTCTACAAATTTACTGATTGCGTCTGCTGCTCTTCGACGGTCGAATCGTTCGTTGGCACGATTGTTGAGAGCATTAACAAGATTATCCATATGCTCAATACCGCCGTTAACGGGGCCTTTGTAGAACCAGCCATAGCTTGTGGAGTCTCGATGGAGGAAGTGTTTACCAGCTAATCCAGAGCGACTTTTAGTCCACTCAAAAACGTATTCATCAGGGTTGCCGTTTTGATCTTGCTTGTAAAGCTTGACCACTTCTGAAACGTTTGCTTCAAAGCTGCTGCTATCCCTGATGCCACCGCTTTTGTTGAGGTGGTGAAGGATGACAATGGAGCAGCCGTAGGTGTTGGCAATGTCCCGTAGCTCGTAGATGCAGTTGCCGGCATCAGAACGGATGAGATCAACGTCCATCCCGGCGAGACACGCCGTAAGACTGTCGATCATCACAATCTGAGGACGTTCTTTTTTGATGTGGTCTTGGAGCTGAGGGATGTTGTCAAACCTCCAGCGCTCAATGAACTTCACTTGTCCGAAGTCCAGCGAATCTTCGCCGTAGCCGATGATTTGCAGCTTTTCTGCGGCATCCACCACTGGCTCGTCACATTGGATGATCAAAGCCGTGCCTTTCTTGCATCGGCGATTACTCCAAGCCTTGCCGGTGGCGACGTGCAGTGCCCAGTTGTAAAGAAGAGTGGATTTTCCTGATCCAGGCGCTGCTGCAAGCAACATCACGCTACTTTCAGGGAGGATTCCAGCAATGGTCCACTTTCGGGAATCTTCAGACAAGGCGATGCTTTTCGCATCCAGCACCTGCATTTCTTCCTTGCCATGAATGCGGCTTTTGGCTTCGGCCAAAAGCTTCTCCACTGTTGGTGGTGGCATTTTGATGCCATGGCGAGTGAGCCATTGTTGAGCCTCGTAAGACACACGAGCATCGTTGGCATAGAGACCAACCATTTGCTCAAGGTTGTTGATGATCTCTTCATAAGACGGAAGCCCGTCTTGCCCTTCGTGGCGATCCTTGGAGACGATGGACGCAAGGATGGTGTCGAAAGACGCACCTTCGTCAATCCAATCTCCAACGTCATACCCACCTTTGGCCGGGAGGTTGTCCCACTCAAACGAGTCGGGCTGTGCGTATAGGAATTGACAGCCAGGATTATCCCCAGCCACCTCTTTCATGAGTGCTACGCCAGGTTCGTCTCGATCTGGACACAGAACGATTCGTTGACCGCGAAATAGCGTTGAGTAGTCTCCGTTTTGCCTGTACTGACCACTTCCTCCAAGGAAAGTGACAGCAGGCAGTCCCATTTGCCAAAGCTTGTCGGCACATAATTCACCTTCAACGATGAAGATGGGATGCTTGGTAGTCTTCGATGCTTCGATGGCGTCGTTGTAGCGATAGGGAAGAACAGAAGCGCGAACTTCCTCAACCAAAACTTTGCGCTGTGGGCTTTCTTTAGGGACCGTTGGATAGTCCTGAAAGATTTGCTTCTTGCCTGACGTGTCGTCTCGGACAACATCTAGGACCTTGTCGCCAGAACGGTTCTCGTAAGCAAATGTGTAACGCTCTGCGGGGCGCGGGGGACGTTCCCAACGCTCAAGGGGAGCAACGATGTTGCGAATTTCAGCTCGATGCTGAGCGCTTTCGTCGTTGAAACAGTTGTATGCGCCAGTTGTCATGTTTATCGACAGATTGCTCCCATTGCACACGGGACACATGTATTTCCCTTTCTCCTTGGTCGGCTCAAGCTTGTCCAAGTGATCCAGGATTGAGAACGCCATGAGGGAGGGCTGGGTCACGCAGTTCTAACAGGAATTTCAATGGGGGCAAGGGGTTTTATGAGTCCTTAACGAGTCAAGTTTGGACTTCAGCATTTGTTCAGAATTGAGCCTTGCACACCCTGCGCAGGGTGGGTAAGTTGTGCCGGAGCTGCAAAAGCTAACCGCTCAACTCTCTGTATTCCATGACACATACGGCTCATGGTGAACATAAAAAGCGCCGCCACGTCCTACTTACAGAGACAGCGTGGTCTCACTTGGGCGACATCGCTCATGAGGCTCGACTGTCAAACAGTGAGACGCTGGAGCGCTTGGTACGTTCCACCCCCGTCTGGGAAGGCACCGCAACTCTCGCGAATAATGCGTGGGAAGTCTGCATGGACCACACCCAGGAAGCAGTCAGTCCTTCCGATCTCTTTCCAGATGAAAGCCTCTGAACTTGCCTTACACCTTCGGACCTACCTTGCTTCACACGAAGATTGCGAGGTGAAGCTGTTTTGTGAACAAGTGGTTTTTGACGACGTGTTCGACGTTGATCACTGTGAAGTGATCACCGATGTTCGCGTTCTTGACGACTGGCCGCTTCCCGGCGAAAGCCTGATTGTTGGTAACGCCGAAAACCCTGGCAAGTACCTCGTCCTCTTCTACAACTCTCCTGATGTCCGCCGCTGATCTCACAACGCAAGCCCTCCTCGTTGATCGCATGAACGGCATGTTCGCTCCCCTTGAAATCACTGCCGAGCAGTTCACCAAGGCTTACGACACGTCTGAAATTGGTCCTCACATTGAAAAGGACTACAAAGGACTGTCCTATTTGTCTTGGCCCTTCGCCTATCGCTATCTGAAGGAGCACTTCCCTTCTCTCTTCGTTGCTTTTGAAGAGAAGACGCTGGGAGAAGTGGTGTTTGGCGGTCCTGGCGCCTACTACTTGCGTCCTTATTTGACTGACGGCTCCCGACGCACAGTCGCTCTTGTGTTCCCAATCATGGACCGGACGCACAAAGCTATTAAGGAGCTGGACGGTCGCGCCATCAGTGACAACTGCCAGCGTGCTGCAGTGAAGGCAATTGCCACCTTCACTGGCCTGGGTCTTCGTCTTTATGCAGGCGAAGACATCCCTAAAGAAGAAGCTTCTGGTGGTCAGAAGAAGGCTCCTGTAGCCAGCAAAGCACAGGCTGCTTCTGCTACTGCCGCAGCTCCTGCAGAGGATGTTTTCGATGGGAAACAGGCGCTTGTGGATTTCTGCAATGCCAATCCCCTGGGGTTTGACGACAAGCGGGCCTGTCAAATGGCTGTAAAAGAAAGCCTTGAGAACATTGGCCTCAACACTGGCGCCAATGTCAAAAGCAAAGGTGACTTTGGCAATGCCATCACCACACTTGTCGCGGCCTGGACGAAGAACAAGGGCATCAAGATCACTAAGGCCGATATGACCAAGGAGATCGAAGCCATTCGCTCCAAATGCGACGAAAGTCCTGCTGCTGCAGTGCAAGCCGTCAAGACTTTCTACGAAGCAAAAAAGTAGATCTGGCGGCGGCCCTCTTAGCGAGGGCCTTCGCTGGCACTGTTTGTTTCGATGCTGAACATGGCCCTCTCGACGATCCTTCCCAATGAAATGTCTGATGACCCGCTTGGTCTATTCCTGGCTGTTGGCGCAGTTGGGTTTACATCCTGGCTCTTTATCTACACCGCCTGGAAAGTAATCCGTGGCGTGCCTCGACCTCCAGCTTGAACGCCTCATGAAACTCCGCCGCTACGACCCCAACAGGCTTCAGATCAATAAGAAGCGTTATTACGTTTCTGATGATCTGCCTAACGTCGACCCCGGCGTGGTGCTGCCTTCTGTGACCACCGTGGCATCAGCTACGGCTCCCATTGGCAAAACCATGGCGCTGATCAACTGGAGAAAACGTGTCGGTGATGCTGAAGCAAATCGACGCACCCGCAATGCCGTGGAACGTGGTAACTGGCTCCACGGCGTTCTTGAAGATCAATTCAATGGCGAGGACATCGAAATTCACTTCGATCAGTTCCCGCAATACATTCCGTATTACGCCTCGATTGAATCGTTCTTAGAGCGCATTGACGAGCCTCAGCTCGTCGAAAGCGCAATTGCCTGGTTTTGCCCGTCCAGGCAAATCGGATATGCCGGCACCTTTGACATGTTGGCCACCATGGAGGACGGCAGTTATGCCCTTCTCGATTGGAAAACCAGCTACAAGGAAAAGCCCGATTATCAGCTCGCTGACTATCGGATGCAGCTTGGCGCATATGCACAAGCCATCGAACAGATGTACAACATCGAAATCGACCAGGCTCACTGTGCAATTTCCATATATGACCCCGATAAAGGGGAAGGGCAAGAGGCTCAAATCGTGAGCCTCGACGGCACAGAGCTGATTGCTCAAGCCGGAATCATGGCGCAGAAGACTCAACAGTTCTTCAATGATCACTATCCAGGTGGTTCGCCATTCACCCTCGCCGTAGACAAGGGCTCCTAGCCCTGTCTGCGTCGCTAACTTCTGTTCTGATTCTTTCTTTTCCAATGGCTAATCAGCCTCTGTACAAAGCCGACATCCAAATCCCTGCGGACGTGTTCCGTGAGGCAAAAGAAGCCGGTCCCAATGACAAAGGTCTCTACACGATCACTGCTTCCTTCTGGAACAACGATCGCCGTCAAAACGATCGCCAGCCCAATTTCACTGGCCAAGTGCAAGTGAAAGGCCGTCGTGATGGCGCTAAGGGGTATTGCTCCATGTGGGACAACAGCGGTGACACTAGTGCTCCCGCAGCAGCCTCATCTTCGTCGGGTGACGATCTGTTCTGATCTATCCGGGGCGCCCTTTGGCGCCCCTTCTTCTCATGAAATGCACTGATTGCAAGTTTTACGTGGAGGTCGTTGGTGGCGCTCCCTTTTACGAAGGCGACTTCAAGCATCCTGCTGGAGAATGTCGTCGAAACGCTCCGTCTTCCAAGCTTGCTGGCCCCAAATTTGCTGGCGAAATGGCAATTGCTCACTGGCCAGTCGTAGCTGCTGATGATTGGTGCGGTGAATTCCTTGGCAAGCCGGCTGCTCCAGTGGCCCCTCCTCTTGAAATTCAACAAGCGCCTATTGTTCCCAAGCGTGCCTCTCGCACTGTCAAAAAGAAAGCGTCATGAGCATCACCGGCATCGTCAAGCCACTTGCTAAAGACACAAAGCGCATTCTTGAGCTTCGCAAGGAAGGCGTCTCCTATCGATTGATTGCTCTTGCAGTAGATCTTTCTCACGAGACTGTTCGACGCATCTGCAAACAACACTTGGACTGAACATGCCTGCTGATCTGTCTGATCCTGTGATGCGCGAAGGAGTGAAGGAGATGGATCGCACTGTTCGATCCATCAATGATCAACTCATTCGCCTTCTTGAGCTTTCTGAGCTTCTGGGCATTCCAATGCCCAGCGACTTGCCCTACACCCCTAGGTATTGACCATGGCCCACTGTTCTTCAATGGACATCAATGAGTATCAGCAGATGGCTCGTCGCACAGCCATCTATCCCAACGCTGGTTCCAACATGATCTATCCCACTCTTGGTCTTGCTGGCGAAACTGGTGAAGTGGCGGAGAAAGTCAAAAAAGTCATTCGCGACAAAGGAGGCCAGTTTGACGACGACACTCGCTTGGCTATTTGCAAAGAACTTGGCGACGTGCTTTGGTACGTGGCTCAAATTGCCTCTGAACTTAATCTTGATCTTTCCAATGTTGCTCAACAGAATCTGGACAAACTGGCGGATCGTGCGAAGCGCGGCACGATTAAAGGCAATGGCGATGACCGCTAAGGTCTGACATTTCATGTAAACCTTTTTCTTTGATCAAACAATGAATTCATTCAGAGCAAACCTGCTTCCATACTGCTTGCTGAAAGCAGAAGATGACACAATCGGAGGCTGGATTGTATTGAACAGGCGCTACAAACCTTTGGGAGCAAATCCTCGCAAGGATTATTGGTTTCACGATATACCTCTTTCTTCTCGTATTGAAAAGCTAACCGTCGAACAAGCAACGCTTCTTTCGTGGGAAAGCCTTCTTGTCGAGGAGTTTAGTGTTGACGAAAAGGGTTTCGTCACAGACCTGAAATGGATTCATCTTTACAACGATGGCTGTCTGCCTGAAAATGACTGGGACGCCTATGCCAAGAGGTTAGAAGTTCTTTGCGATCTGCCTACGATGGAGTGAGTAGTTTTGTGTTGACGTGTCAGCTCTTGAAGATCAGTTCTTAGGACTATGGCAAGCCAAGTTTCCTTCAATCTCGCTAGAACGGGAGTTCAGTGATGTCGAGGAATGGGAACGTGATTTTCAAGAGCGATACGCCAAATCTAAACGCTCAAAACGTTACAGAGCTGATTTCGCGCATCCAGCAAGCAAATGCATCATCGAAATTCAAGGCGGCACTTATATGCGCGGCAGGCATGTCAGCGGATCGGGCTACGAGCGTGACGCACGTAAATTTAACTTGGCGATGATGAGTGGCTGGAAAGTGTTCCTGCTCACTTCGACCACGGCCAAAGACCACGCTTGGATTGAGATGATTGCTGGTTATGTTGCTTCTCAATCTGATCAGCAGCTTCCTCCATCAGAGCCTCAGCAGCCTTGAGTTCGCTGTCACGCAAGCTCATAGCTTGACGAAGCTGGATGTTCTCCATGACAAGCGTTTGAACTGCCTCTTGCATGTTGCTCCAGCCTTGCAGCAAGTTCACGGAAATCTCCTTTAACTGCTCAATGCTTGTGCAGTCTTCCAGGGCTTTTTTTTGGATTGACAAGGAGAATTCACGCTCTAGGCTTCGTTCAAACGGCCCCATGTTTACCAAGCGTTTCCCACCATCGTAATGAAGGACTACGGGAATTTTGTATTGCATGGTTTTTCTTTTTCATTCAGCGTAGACAGACAACGCACTGACAAGCTGTTTTGGAGACGTGTGGACCCGGCCGAGAATCCCGAACAAAACAGGGTGGTTCTCCCTTCTGCTCGCTTTCAAAAGCCTAGGAAAAGTCGCGGCCATAAGTTGAAAGAAGGTGAGCGTGTTGTTTTGCTGTCATTGACGGCTGCAGGCTGGATTGATTCGGGATTCAAGGGGACAATACTTTCGATAACATCTTCTGCAGATTCGCTTCGCCGCTCTTGCCCTAGAGCGACTGTCGAATGGGACGACGGGAGTTCACGCCCCTCTCGCACCAGCACACACGCCCTATCCAGGCTTCGCCTCGATCAATGATGGACTTCTCTCCGGCACCCAGCAAGAACTACGAAGAGCAACGCTTTGATCGCTTGGCGGAATGCGTGGATGAATACCTTGGAGGAACAGGAAATGAGATGGGTGTTGATTTTCTTATTCGCGACTTGAAGAAGGCTTGCCTCGACATCTCTTCGTATCACGGTAAAGTGCTGGATGATTGCATCACGTTTGCGGACTACCTGCCGTGACTGACTTCTCCATTCATGATCCCCTTAACGATGGCATCAGCTCTTTACGGCTGCTTGACTACATGGGAAGTTCAATTGACATCGTTAACGATGCAAGGCAAAGCTTTGACGCTGAGAGCCCAGAGTTCACCTCGCGGGACCAAAAGCTTCTCAATTACTTGGTCAAGCACAAGCACACCTCTCCTTTCCGTGGCGTCGTCTTCAAATGGCAAGTGAAGGCTCCGCTATTTGTCGCAAGACAATGGTGGAAGCATGTGATTGGCGGCACTTATGCCAATGAACAGCTTGGTTGGAATGAGAAGAGCTTCCGTTATTGCGTGGCTGATGACGAGCAGTTCTACATGCCCAATGTCTTCAGGGAGCAGAGCGAAAGCAACAAGCAAGCCTCTAAAGGGCCTCTAGGAGGTCGTGCCCAGGCTTTGGCTGAAGCTGCTTATGGAGATGCCCTGGAGACGATGAAAGACGCTTACAAGACGCTCCTGGCTGCTGGCGTGAGCAAAGAGCAGGCTCGTGGCATCTTGCCCACTTGCCATTACACATCTTTCGTTTGGACTTGCAGCCTTCAAGCCCTGTTGCATTTTCTTAGTCTGCGCCTTCCCCCGGACTCACAGTGGGAAATCCGTGCCTACGCCGACCACATGGCAGACATTGCTGAGCCTATTGTTCCGGAAGCCTTCGACGCCTTCTACGCCAATGACAAGTCATTTTGATTCCGTTAATGCCCCGGAGCATTATGCCTCTTCATCCATTGAGTGCATTGAAGCCATCGAAGCGCAGCTATCGCCAGAAGAATACAAAGGCTTCCTGAAAGGTAACGTCGTAAAGTATGTCTGGCGAGAAAGTCGGAAACAGGGTATTGAGAGCTTGAAGAAAGCTCGTTGGTATCTTGATCGATTGATTGCATTGGAAGAGTCAAAGGTGACTCCTGCTCAGTCTGAAATAAGACTGGACAAAGGATGTCTTGGGACATCCTTTTATGAGCAGGCTAAGCAAACTGCCATTCCAGATTCCTGAGATCACCTAAAGAAAAAGGGCCATGATGTGGCCCTTTCTTTTTGACAGTGAAATTGATTGCTTGCTGCACCACACGCTTGGCCGCCAGGAACTGCCAATACTCGTCTTGATGGGTGTGGGCGTCGATAAAAGAATTGGCAAACACCCAGGCCGTCAGAATTTCTTCTCGCTCTTGCGTCCAGAAAGGCTGCTGGCGCCACCATTCAAACACTGGGAGATCGGTCTTCTGTAAGTTGCAACGCTGACAAGCCGGAGCCATATTCCAGCGAGCAAAGTGCGGCCCTCCCTTGCTCTTCGGAATAATGTGGTCGATCGTCATCTTGCCGTGCCACTGGCCGCAGTAAGCACATGCGGACTGCTGCAACGGACCTCTTAATGGGTAGTCGGAATATATCGACTTTCTAAACAATCTTCGGGCATCAGATTTGCGTACTTCAATGAGGCTGTGTAGATAATCATCAGGCTCATAAGCAACAAACATGAAGCCCCTCTTCAGTTGTTGCCTCTAATCTATTGGATCTTTCTGAATGTTGAAGAAGCTTATAATTGAAACTGAGGGGAGAGCAATCTTATGAGCGCCTGGAAAGACGGCCTTACTAATTTTGTTGCCACTGTCACGGCTGGCATGTTGCTCTCCACTGGAGCAATGTTGATCACCGTCAGCAGTCAGCAAATGAAGGTGACCACGCAAGTTGAAAACATTGCTGAGAAGCTTGAAACTCTCACCGACAATGTTGGGGAGCTGGAGAGGCGCGTTCGTTCTTTAGAAATTGGCCGCTAGTCTGTAACCGACGTTAATAGCTTTTGCCATGTCTCCTGCAGAATGGTTCTTTATTGGTGCCATCATCGTCGGCGCTGCTGAGCACATCATTGCCGTCAGCCCCCTTAAAGAGAACTCCACTGTTCAATTGGTGTTGTCCATCCTCAAGCGCGTCTTCCCAAAAGTTAACCGCTGACAATGGTCGCCAATAGTTGGAACGGCGTAAGCCTCTGCGCGTCTCGCGTAGGGGCTAAATTTCCGCAGCTTGTCGCTGCGCAATGGGCGCTAGAAAGTGGCTACGGGAAGCATTTTTCCGGCACTTGGAATGCCTTTGGATTGAAAGGCACTGGATCAGTAAAAGAAACCAAGGAATTCCTTGATGGTCAATGGGTGACAATTAAAGACGGTTTCATTGATTTCCCCACTCTTGAAGCTTCTATTGAATATCTGGTTTCTCGTTGGTACAAAGACTGGGGCGGATATAAAGGGGTGAATAATGCGGCTTCTGAGGAAGAGGCTGCTCGCATGTTGCAAAGCGAAGGGTATGCCACTGATCCGGAATACCCTCAAAAGCTCATTCGACTTATGAAGGAAAATACCAAGCGTCGCCCCATCAAGCTCACTAGCGCGGCAAAGTATTTCCGTGGAGAAAGTCATCAAATTGCAGCTTGGAACTACTTAGAAGATCGCCTCACTCCAAACGAGCTTGACGAATTCGCCCTGCTTTACCGGGCAGGCCCTGATCCGCAAATACTCACTCCCAAAAATCCCTTAGACGTTCCTTATTTCAATCAGCTCGACAACTTGTCCGGCACTGGTTATAGAGAGTGCTTCAGCAGCTCCTGTGCGATGGTGGCGGCTTTCTATGGGCGAGTGTCTACTGACGATGAATACAACACCATTCGTCAACGCTATGGCGACACCACATCTAGTCAGGCTCATATTGAAGCTTTGCGCTCACTTGGGCTAAAGGCACGTTTCTCGACAGAAGTCACGGAAAAGATGCTTATAGATGAACTTAGAAACGGCAAACCAGTGGCAGTTGGCTGGCTCCACTACGGCGCATACAACGAACCTACGGGCGGTGGGCACTGGAGCGTAGTGATTGGTGACACGGACGAAGATTTCATCCACCATGACCCCTTCGGCGAAGCTGATATGGTCAACGGCTCCTATTTCAATGCTGGTGGAGGTCAAAACGTGCGCTACAGCAAGCGTTGCTGGATTCCACGATGGCGAGTGGGAGGGTCCGGAGGTTGGGCCATCTTCGCTTCACCATGACAAATGTCGCCCTCATCAATGCCTTGGCTTACGAGCTAGGGCTTTTGCTTACTGATCGTTTTCCAGGGTTGATCTTTAAGGCTTGGTTCCAGCGGATGATGGCTCATTGCCGGGCTGATTGGGCGGAATGGCGAACAAAGCGCACCATGAAAAAAGTGGATGCACAAAGCAATCAAATCATGAAGCAATGGGCAGAAGATCACCGCACTGCTCAAATGAATAAGCTAGTCAAGAAGGCTAAAGAGAAGTTTCCTGGTGCCAAAGTAACTCCAGCCCCAGATGCTTTCTTCCCTTCAGTAATTATTGAAGAAGATGAAGAAGGGGACACCCCTTTGGGTGGCCCCATGCGCATCACTTGGAATCTGGACGATTAGACCAGCTCTCGCCAGCCCAACAATCCAGTGCCCTTCGTGGCAGTGTCTGCCTCAATGGTGAGAAGCAGTACGTCCGATTCCCCTAGGTTATTTACACCCAGGCTTAAAGCAAGGCCGGATTCAGGCTGAAACGTCACTGAACCGCGAGTACCAACAAGACCAGCCGCCACTACAGTTCCGCCTGCAAATGTTGCGCTCGTAAGCGTCTCAACATTCCCTCTCCCATTGTCAGCAGGAGCCCAAGTACCAACGCTAATTGTTGGATTCAAACGCAGTCGCCATTGGGCGACAGTATTGCCTTCAATTGTCGCGTCCACTTCTGCAGGCATGATGATGTTGCCCGTGCGTCCTGCAGTCATGCGAATGCCAGCTACGGCTTCTTCAGCGCTGATCTGAGCAACGCCACTTGCTCCTCTGCTGACCGTGTAGATAGGCCCAGCAGGCTCATAGCCGCCTTCGCTCATCACAGTGCTGCAGATTTGCTTGAGAGAAGCTGCAGACGCCAGGATTGCCGTGCTTTCAATCCGGTAGGACACTGGAAGAATGGCAGTCGTGGAATAGACCGTTGTTCCGTTGTTTGCATGATTGAATTCATGGCAATAGCGGATTTCACCGTCAATCACAAATCCAACACGCACTCGGCCACTGCCAAGCCATTCCATGTCGGCAATGAAGATTTGCACCTTCGTCAGATCAAGCTCTTCAAACGTGTCGATATTCCAAGAGTCTTGATCAACCACATCTTCCACCACACTGCCGGAAGCTTTGGATCGAATGACAAATTGAGCCGTGGTTCCGTTGATGCGGAACATCACGCCATTCTCATCGTCAAACAGGCCAAGATCTTGTTTCACTCCAGCAGCGGGAACAGAAGGCACAAAGCTTTGCAAAATTGTCAAGCTCTTGCCTGGCTGATAAGGGAAGCGCCGCTTACTGCGGCGCAACGCAACGTTCCCAGAAGCTGTGCCAATACCAAGATCTAAAGCACTTTCATCCACTGAATAAGAGAATGTGGCACTGCCAGTGGCTTTTTCAAACCACAAATCAGTACGCTTGCTGTAACGCAGCGTTGAATCGAACAGTGTGAAAGGCTCACTCACTCGTTGACGCCCAAAAGCGTCAACTGCCCCGCTGTCAGGACCACGCTTAATTATGGCCCCGCGAAAATCAGCCGCAATAGCAGTTTCAAACTGCTCTCCACCACGAACAACTTGTCCCATTACTTACCTTGCCCTCGTTGTAATTTGCGACCATGAGAGGGGCGTGAATTACGCCCCTGCCCCTGCCGTGTTCGTTTGTTATTACGGCTTTCGTGAAGCTTCTGTGCACTAATGCCGATTTTGGATTTAGTAGCCATCAGGCTTTGCCTTGACAGTTATTGGAAATAAAAAAAACATCCTGCAAGAGTCTAAAGGATGTCCCCGGAAAATCTCTTCACACCAATCATCGTGTTTTTATAACAATGCAGGAATCAAATTGGTGACGCCTTTAATTTCATCAAGCTTTTGAATTTGTTCCTGTTGCGTCACTGCAATCGCCTGCGACGACACTTCCAAACGTAAGAATGCATCAAACCCTGCCACGGCAACAAACAATGTGGTATTAGGGTCACGAGCAAACAAGTTGCCAGTTATCGTTATATCTCCATTAGCACTTGGCATTTTGATGCGCCAACCAAGATCATTCCGAAGGAAGAAGTACGGTGCGATTTCTTGACCAGTGCCAATAGCATCACCGCCAGTGGTATCAAATGCAGGTAAAAACTTTGCATTAGCCCCTTGTGCCACCCATTCTTTCCAAGCGCTGTAAAGATTAGCCTTCACATCAAAAGAACCGATGGAAGGTAGGATTACCAGCTTGTTGATGCCGTCAAAGTTTGCGTCAGCCATTACGGTGGCGGGTTGTCGTAATTACGATCCACCTGCTGCTGAATCGGTAACGTCAAGTTAGCAGACGTGTTTAGCGCTTCAAGACGTTGATAGATATATCCAACGTTATGAAGAACTACATCGACAGACGCCACGCTAATAGAGAAACTTTCCGACGTGCCTGAATTCTCAACACCAGCAACCTCTGTTGTCGTTCCCGCGTCGTAAATACGCACTTCAGTGTTGGCTTTCAAGCCAGTGAGAGTCAGCGTACTAGACAGCGAAAGACTGACAGTTACGCCAGCACTTAAGAATGTTGGAATAGCGCCCCCAGAAACATTCACAGTCACGCTGCCTGATGTTGCCGTGAAATTCAAAGCTGCAGTGGATGTGCCATTACTGCCATAGCCGCTAAAGGAATTACCAACAAAGCTAAGAGTGCCTGTGCTCACTGTTGTTGTGATTGCATGGCCAGCAGAACCACGAGTGAAGTCGCAGTTGGAAACGTTGTCCAGATCAACCCCGGCTATCACTGGAGAAGAGTTTTCAAAAGAGCTGTTAGATACTGAACCTCCGTTTAATGTCAATGAGCCAGAGTTTTTCCAAGAGCAGCCAGTTGTAGTGGTGCTAGTCGAAACGTCTGTCGGCCCCCAGTCAAGGAAGGTGGTGTTGTTTAAAGTTACAGTGGCTAAATTTGACGCTGATCCAGAATCAAAAAAACCTAAATCAGTTGTATCAAGACCAATAAATAGACAGCCTGTAAATGATGCTGTGGTCTGCGAGCCAGCAACAATAATTCCTGAGAAGTTACTAGCAGTTTTTGCGTTAACTCCGCTGGGATTGTTGTTTGCTTTTGTCAACACAGCGTCAACGTCTGTAAACGTTGTTGACGTGGTGGTATCGTCAGCGCCAATTCTGATCCTGCCCTGCAGGGTCGTGCCAGCAGCAGTGGGTTGCAAAACGCCGAAAGCATTTGCAGTCAGGGCATCTTCTGTTGCAATATCGTCAAACGTAATGTCAGGATCGGGACTGCCGCCGCCAGTGGCGTCAATACCTGTGCCATAGCGAATAACATCCACTCCAAAGTTGATGCCCTTCACTGACACAGTGTTGGACATAATTCCGCCGTAATACCGAGGCGTGTTTCCTGCTCCGCCACCGATAACATTGTCTGGCGTTGCCGTAGGGTCAACTGGATAGCAAATCCAGCCGCCGTATTTATAAAAATCTCTTCCATTGACATAAAATTCGTCACGAGCATTGGCACTAGCTCCTAACGTAATCCGCAGTCCACCGTTCTGCCTAAGATCCGCTGCTCCAGGAGTTGTTGCGTACAGCCACACATAAACATGATCACCAGTGCCGAAGGTGATAGAACCTCCGGCATCGGCATGCATTCCTTTCGTCTCCAGCTTTACCTGCTTGGAGATGGATGTTGATCCTTGAATGAAATAATCAGTTTCTTCTGCAAGACCAGCTTGGCCGCCACCAAGGGCGGCCCAGGAACCTAAAGTCCCTGGTTCCGCCGTTGCAATAACATGACCACTGTCAGTTAAGTCAGTGGTTATGGATTGAGCTGCCATTATCCACCTGATCAGGGGTTGTCGTAGTTACGTTCCAGCGGAGCAACGAGTGAAATACTGTTCTCTTTGGAACGAGCAATTGTACTTTCGACGGCCACATACTGGCCAGTTGTCAAGCCAATCGCAACCACTGTAACATCAGCGTCGGTATTGGCAGTCCTGCCACCTTGGACGTTATTGTCGTAGTCGAAGGAAACTTCAACAAAGTCTTGACCACTTACGTCGCCCATCGCAGCCTGTGTGATGGTAAATGTCGAACCAGCACTTTCAGTTGAAATGGTCTGTTCAACCAGCTCAATTTGAGTGGAAGTTACGGCAGCAACCTTGTAATAGCCGTCGTTGGAAGTGGTTCCTTGAACATGGATGTATTCATCCACTGCAAAAGCTGTCGTGAAGTCAGTTGTTGAACTGTTGATTAGATCAGGCGAGGTGAAACTGATGTCAGTTCCCTCCACCTCATCAGCACCATGGACAATGATGGCATTAGAGGTGCCGTAGTTGCCGCCAGGGTTAGTGGTATAGAACATCCGCCAGATTGCAGCGGCGTCATTTTCAAGGTTGCCGTTAAAGTCAAGCGTTGCCACTGCCACGAATGCAGCAGTATGAACAGCGCCATTATTGTCACAGAAGAAATAACGGTTGATGTCAACAAGCTGAGTATTATCAATGTAAACACCAACGCCACCACCTTGGTCATTGGTAACTGCAAGGGTGTAAAGATTATCTCCAATAAATTCTGCAATTTGATCCGTAAGATTACCAAGCTGACCGCTGGTTCCTGAGTCGATGTCAGTGGTTTTGCGCAGTTGACGCTGCAGCCATTGATAAACTTGCTCAGCAGTGCCACCATTAGCATCAACGATGATGCCGAACTGATAAGTCGTTCCGGCAATGTCTCGCGACTGTGCAGTGGTGTGGAACGTAATACTCATGCCCGTATAAGGGGAAAGAGTATCAATGTCGTTATCAGAGACGGTGACTTTAGAGTCTGAACTAGTCTGCAGCGGGAAACGATAGGCGATGGGCTGCATATTGCCCGTCACACCAATTGCTGTCAGGTCAGACTTGCCGTAAATCTGAGCCTGTTCCCTTACATACAGGTCAAAGGTTCCACGGCGGTCAAAGCCGTCGGTAAACACTCCGTCACCATTGGGGTCGTCCAAAATTTGAACGGCCTGATTCACCTGACCTGCTAGTTGAACGTTGGTAGCGCCAGCGCCTTGGTCGAAGTAAAGCTGGTCGTTTGCTTCGATGGAGCCCAGGCCAACAATGCCTGCCCACTGCTGAGTGGTGTTGTTACTGGTGTCTTTTACTGCCCAGCCAGCCGTGCGGATAAGATACCGGGAAGCATCATTAGCAAAGTCCCATCCTGAAACAAGTTCAAAACTTTCGTCCGTAATAGGAACAAAGGGAAACTCAAAAGGGATAAGCGAAGAGTCGTTCTTCCACTCTTCCTTACAGAAGGAATAGAGAGCCTTTAGCGTCACGCCATCACTTGACAAGTTGCCAGCTTGGCTGAGCGTGATCGTTTTGGCTGTCGTGTTAAAAGCAACCTCTGTCCCTTGATTTAGATTATCGGGATCGACGATTAGTGCCATGTCAACTTACAGTGATAGACGTGAGGGTGTCACTGCCATAGTTAAACGTTTGAACAACTGTTTGACTATTGACGACAGTGGTTAACGTGTTGAGCGAACCATCATTATTATAGTTAAACGTCTTGCTCACACCTTCTCTCACAATTGAGACGAGCTTACCGTCAGTATAAGTGAAAGTGGTGTCTCCAACATCAGTGCGAGTTGCATCAAGAACTCTCAAAAGCGAAAGTCCAGACGTTTGCAGACTCACTTCATTTGCTTGGTTCTCAACGGTTATATTGCTTGATATTGGCGTTTGAATCGTCAACGAAGCAACAGCAGGCTTCTCCACTGAAACCTGCGTCTGAGTTGGGCTAACGATAAGAGTGGAATTTTGTGGGCTAACGATGTCTGCCATGGATTATCTCCTTAACGACCGGCTAATCCAGGATTGATCACTGCAGTGCCCTCTAGTAAATAAAATTTCGTATTGTCTGTTTCCGTGACCAACACGTCATACTGAGCACTTCCGCTCATTGCCGCAGTGATGGTCGCTGGAATGGAAAGTGTGAATTGCCCAGATGCTTGCACAGTCCAAGTGTTGACAAGATCACACAGTTTTGTAGTGCCAAGGCGGTCATACACTACTCCTGACACTGTATAACCAGTCATGTCAACGCCATTACCATCACCATCTTTGTATTGGACGGGTAGCTCAAACGTAGCTCCTTGATGAATTGTGATGTCGTATTTAGTTGGCTCAATCACAATCAGACCAGCGTTTCTTTAATGATAATCAGCCTTGGCTGCACTTAAGTTTACGACCATAGAAAGGCCGCAAATTGCGGCCATTTCCTTGTCTTGTCTTCTTGGCTTGCTTTCAATGAAAACATTGCCAGTGAGACTCTTCTGTTTCACCATCATGCAGACGGCTCTTCAGGCCAAGTCATGGAGTGCGGGAACCCATCAGTAGCAGGAAGATCCCGAAGAGCTGTGCGATAAGTAGCCCAAGCAGCCGCGTCTGCAGAACTGTCCGCCAACTGGGTCCAGTCAGAATCAGCAAGCTTTTTGTTGCGTTCAGCGCGAACACGTTCTGCAACATCTGCATCAACACGAGCACGATATGCAGCTTCGTTGTCGGCAGCAGTGGTTACGTTGCCGTCTTCGTCAGTGGTGTCGGTAAAGACCGGACCAGCGATAAAGCGGGTAAACCATTGACCGTTGATCTCTTCAACGCCATCACGGACGCTGACGCCATAAGGAGTAGTCACGGTTGCCGCTGCACCATTTAGGACAGGGTCATAACCGTAGCTGTCGAGGATGTCAGCAGTGATCTGCTTGGGGAAGCTGGTGTTGGGATGAGCAGCCTTGAATTGGCTGATGGTGGTGATAGCACCAGTGGAGCGATTGCGGATTTCCATGATGATCAGGCGATGGCAAGGAACAGGTAAGTACCGCCACTAGCGTTGAGGGCAGCAGGAGCTGATGATGTCACTGTAAATCCAGCATTGAGTGGGTCGATGTAGTCGGTGCTGGTGACTTCGGCAGCGGTGGAGTTAATCAGAAGGTACGGATCATTGCCACTAATAATGCCGCGAGCAGTGTCCCAGACGTACCAATCACCACTGGCATCCATTCGTTTAATTAAAACAAATCGAGCACCTGCAGTAAATCCGCAGTCAACATTAATGTTGCTACCTGTGCCGGCATAGCTGCCGACTTTACTGGTGCCGGGTAGGGTTGCGAACAGGTAGGCGATGTAGTTTACTCCACTGTGGTTTGAACTAAAGGCCGAATTGCCAGCATATTGGGGCTTAAATGTAGTGGTAGCAGGCCCCCAGGACTGACCAGTATTTGTTTCACCCGATGAAAGGTTTAGGGAAATAAGATAAGTATCGGAAGTCAAGTCTTTGTGATAACAATTCCAATTGTTTATCGAATCTCTGCTTTTAGCTATTATAAACTCTGGTGTGACTTCAAGATTGTGGTTGACGTTATAGCTGCCATCAAACGTTCCATCGCCCGTATAAGCCACCACGTCGAAGAAGCCGGGGGCGCGTTTGAACATCCATGCGCGAAGACTCGTATCTATACCACTTGAAGTGGACCAGCCATACATATTATCCCAAGTCAATGAACTCGCAGTATCCTCAGCATCCGTGAGATTGGCATACATAAACCTTGTTCCTTGCAGCCTTGAGCTAACCAACGTTCCACTTGCTGTGTCTACATCTTTTCGGAAAACAGCGTCAGGCGGGAAACCAGCATTAAATTGCGGTGGTGACGGGCTTGTGGCATCCGATGTGTCCGTTGCAAACACATCCGTTCCAGCCTCGGGCGGCTTATGCGGACGGCGGATGGCTATGTAGATGTAGGTAGCACCACTATCATTCTGAGAGCCATTAGTGATAAACCCTGTTGCAGTAAGATCACAAGTTACATTACCTGTAATCTCTGCTGCACTGCTATTTGCATCTAATTGTGCGTCCGCTCCTCCTGAAACTATGCCACGCATTGTGTCATTAATTCGCCACTCACCGGTGTCACTCGATTTTTTGGTAATTAAGAACTGTGGTTCAAAACCTAAGTCGATTGTTTGTGCGCTTCCTGTTGCCGTATAACTTCCACACTTAATAATCGCCTCGTCGATATTCGTGCCAAACGATTGATCGTCGTGGGCGAACAGGTAGGCGACGTAGCTTTGACCAGAAACATTGATGCTTGTTGTGGCTCTGATTGTTGCAGCAGGATTAGACGATCCTAAAATGTTTTTATTCTGAGCAATATATGAATTTGCCCCTGATGTTAAATTAAGTTTCAAGCCATCAGGACTTGTTTCTCTGTGCTCGCAATACCAGTCTTGCCCACTTATATCAGAATAATTTTTGACAATCACAAAGCCAGGAGCTGATCCGAGCCCATGAGATATTTCTTGATCCACACCCGTTCCCGTCCACGTCACTACATCAAAGAACCCCGGCGCTTTGCGGAAGGTCCAGGAGGCGTAGGTTTTGGAATTTGGGTTGTTTGTGTCGTTGCTTGACCCT